ATTTTTCCGAAATGGAAGCCGCTTTAAAAAATATGTAATCTATTTTATTTAACCTTTAATATACTAAATACACAATGAATAAGACACAGCAGACAATAAAAATAATTAAAAACCAATAAGATATGAGCAAATTAACAATTGATACAGAAAAATGGTGTACCCAAGCCACCTTATGTAAAGAATTGGATATTAAGGCACAACACTTAAATCATTGGATTGAAAGGGGTAAAGTGGAAACAAAATTCATCCCCGAACTAAACCTAACCCTTGTAAATAGATATTCTGTGCCTGAAAAATATTTGAATGTGGATAAATAGATTTGGTTAGTGGCTACGAATGTGCTACGTTTGTGCTATGAATGTGCCAAAAGATAGAAGTTACGCAAAGGAATCCACGAAAACCAATCCAAGTGGAATAAGATTCGATAAAGAGCAATTAGAGTTCATTCAAAAAAGAGAAAGTAAATTAAATACAAAGCAAAAGGTTGTGGATTTTCTTTTGAACAAATATTGGTGGGAGTTTAAAGTAAAATTAGAACCCAATCACAAGGGATTGCCACCAGTAAGCGAAATAAAGCCCATAGAGCAGCCCAAATCCAATTATCAAGTAAATACCGCACCCAAACCAACAAACCCAATTTTGAGCAAATTTCAGGACTATAAAGAGCTTATTTTGGCAACAAGAACAGTTAAGGAGATTGAGGGGATAATGATGGTAGTAAAAAATGATGAATTTTTAACCGTTGGAGAAAAAAGAAATCTTGATGGAATCGCAATAAATCATAGCAGAGACTTTTACAATGACTAAGAAGAAATTAATACTGAAAATAAAAAGAGAAATAAGAAGCTGTCAAAGGGATAAGAAATTAGCAAGAGAAAATCAACCCCTATTCAAAAATTATTTAACAACAAGAATATGTACCCTGAAAGACGTTTTAAATTGGCTAATCACAGAACCCAAACAGTAGTGGATTTAAAAAAATTATAAATGAAAATATCTGAAAAATTAATTGAACGATTGAGAAAAGAGTTTGATGATTTTAATAAAGATATTCCTATTTCTGAAAAACCAAGAAGACTTTATCACGGACACATACAAAGGTCTATTGGCGCATGGAGTTGGTGTATTGGGGGAAACGTTAATTGTGTTTATAGTTACGGAAGTCAATGGCCAATGAAGGAACTTTTAAAAGCAAATGAATTATCATTGTTTACAGAAGTAGGAGGCGATGTTTCTATTATACCAGAAAAAAGCAAATAAAACAATTAAAGTAAGTAGTTATGAGTGAAATTAATTTGGATAAAGTAATCAGAGATGGCAAGGTGGCCGTATTGGTATCGGGAGGTTTTGGTGCTGGTTGGTATTCTTGGAATACGGAATATCCACAACTATTATTTCATCCAAAGATTGTTGCAATGGTTGAAGAAAACAGACAATCGGAAATAACAGAAGGTTGGATAAAAGAAAATCTTGGTATTGATGATGTTTATTGTGGTGGTGCAGAAGACTTGCGAATAGAATGGTTGCCCCGAGGAACAGCATTTAGGGTTAATGAATATGACGGTTCAGAATCATTAGAAACTATGGAAGATTTAACTCTTGTCGCTTAACAAAAATCAAACCCATGAATATTTTATCAGGACATGAAGATTTACCAAAAGGAGAATTAAATAATACAACTATGATGTTAAATATTAAAGAGAATGTTGAACGGGGGTTATATAAAATAGACGTGCCTCTTTATAATAGAAGTGGGGGGTGTTTGGGAATTGATTACGATAATTCAAAGAAACAAATTTTGATTGAGGATGTTTCTGTTTTTTATGCCCAACAGATGATTAAGCAACTGGAACAATTTATAAAAGACAAACAAAACTCAAATAACAATGGATAATCAACCAACAAAAGAAGATGTTAGAGATTTTTTTGATAAAGAAGTTCTTGCTAAATGGGGATTAATGGAAGGTGAACTGTTTAACCTTATCGTAAAATCTGGCGAAAAATACGCAGCCATTTGTTGCAAGCCATTGGAGCAGGAAATTGAGCAGTTAAAAAAAGAAAAAGATTTTGTTTGGGAGCAATGGAATATCCTTACTAAAGAGCATGAAGATTTACACAAGACATGGGTAGAGGGGTTGGCAAAATCTGCACAAATATTAACTGAAAAAAATAATGAAATTGAGAGGCTAAAAAAACTGATTGATGATGCTTGGGTGGCGGCAATAGATTGGACGCAAGACACATCGGATTTTCCAATGGGGAATGAAAATTTTGAGAATTACAAAAAAGAAAAACCAAACCTTCAACAATTCAAAACCGAAAACCAAATCTAACAACCATGATACCACAAGAGATGGAATGGAGACCTTTATTTGAATGTGAGAATCTGTATAAGATTAGTTCTACTGGTATCTTGATGGCATTGCAAAAGAAGGTTTGCTGGCAGGGAAAGACGTTTATACGAAAAGAAAGGCCAATGAAATGCTGCATTGCGGCTCAGGGATATAGAACCGTTTCTATTACGTTCCCAGACGGGATTAAAAAGAAAAAAACCTTGCATAGATTGGTTGCTCTAACCTTCATACCTAATCCAGATAACAAGCCTTGTGTAAATCATAAGAACGGGAACAAATTAGATAATCGGGTTGAAAATTTGGAATGGGTAACGGTTGCCGAAAACAATGCCCACGCCGCTGCTAATTTTCTTAACTATGGGAGATCGCCAAGACTAAAGAAAAAATTCTTATCAAGATTAAAAGATAAAAACTATGTACCAAGAAGAAAAAGAAAAGCTGCTTGAAGAAATCTCTAAACTTAATTCTACTCTTACCCTTAGAGATGAAGAAGTGGAAAAATTAAAAAGTGAAGGTGATTGGGGGTATATACTAAAACTTGAAACGCAATTAGAAGAAAAAGAAGCCATCATTAAAAACCTTCAAGACGAGAAAGACAATTTTGCGATTTCATTTGTTTGTTGGTTAAAGGGTGAAGAAGGGCAGATGTATGAAGCAACTGGAATGAGTGCTTATGCCCTATTGGAAAAATATAAAGACAGACCATTTATTAGTACAAACATTAATCATCAATAAAACAATAGTTATGGGAGATAATTTTACATGGGGTTATAAATTGCCAAGAAAAACATTAATTGAAAAAGTAAAGGAATTTTATAAAGAAAATAAAATCAAAAAAGAGCCAACCGTTAAACAAGAATTAGTCATGGCAAGATTAGTTCTATTCGTGGAGTGGTTACAAAATGAAAGACCAGATTCAGAAACATGGGAAGATATTTTTGCTGATAATGGCTAACAACCCCTTGCTTGGGAAGCTCAAAGTTCTTTGTGGTGGTGGAAATAAAATTTAGCCGAGATACAGAGTCGGCAACATCACCACATTTTTTAAGTTCTTTTAAACATCTTGGATGAAATGGGGGAATATGGCGCAAGTAGTTAAGCGTGGCTGGCAACAGTATTAACTCAGGATTGTGATACGTTGAAAGTTGGTAGGGGCATTTGGCCAATGTTAGTAATCCAACCCAATCCTGCTATTCTCCCTTTCATTCATTAAACAAAAGTTCTTTCCGCTATTGAAATATAGGAACGTAGAATATAAGTATTGCGGTTGAAATACCGACATAGGTAAATGCGTACGATTATCTATCAAACTAAACTAAAGCTTATATACGGGTGGTTCAAATCCAACTTAGCGGGCAACAAGTCAAACAATACCTAAACAAATAACAATTAAAATATGAAAAATGAATTAAAAATTGAAGGCGAAAAAGCAAAAGTTGTAAAAGAACTTTTAGAGACAGGAGCAGCACTTAAAGAGGCGGCGGCAGAAATGTCCATTCGGTCTTATAGAGCAAACCTAAAAGCGTGGGAGCTTATAAAACAAATTTTCCCAAAAGTTGATTTCGACAAACATAAATATTCTTTTAATTCACACACTTGCGTTGTTACTCGCATAGAGGAAACAGAAGATGTGATAATAAAGTATTAACCCCAAACAAACAACAATGAGGTTTACCATCGATCACAGCACCCACAAAAAATAAAAAAGTTATGAATAGAGAAATTATGGATGGAAATAAATTGATTGCTGAGTTTATGGGATATAAACTTATAGCAGGGCATTATGTAAATGGCATCGGGCAAGGAAAGTGGTTTAAAAATCCAAAATATTTTTATAGTTGGGACGCAATAATGCCCGTAGTTAAAAAAATAAAAACGTCTCTACCATCACCAACTCCAATAGAAGCAGCAATGATGGATAGTAAAATAAATCTATCGTTAATGGCTATTAATTTAAGCGATGTTTGGGATATTGTGATAGAGTTCATCCAATGGTACAACCAACAAAAGTAACAGGTACAATACCTACTAAATTGATTTTATGAAAAAAGAGGAAAAAATAACCGTTCACGATGATAAAGGATTTCATTACGAAGTTAATCTTGAACACAGACCAAACCTCGGCTTTTCAAGTGCTTTGTATAATGGAAATATTATCGGGCAAGTTGAATTAGGTAAAATCCATGAACCTTTAGGAGATGATGATAGGGAATGGGAAAACTATGAAGAAAGATTTGCAGAATGGACAGACGAAATCAAAACGAATATTATTCCCATTTGCGAAAACCACTTCAATAACATTGCTGAATAAAGTAGATGCAGTACAAGAACTTAAAAAATGAAGTATGAAATTATATGACAATAATCCACAATCAAAGGCAATGCAAAGCCTTATACACGATTCAAGAAATTGTGGCGATACAATACGTTTTCATATAAGCAAACTTCAAGACCGATTAAAAGAAATAAATGCAGTTGATACGAAATCGTTTGTTCATTTGCAGTTTATAAATTCAAAGACTATTGAGATAGAAAAAGCCATTGATGCCTATTATGAAAGATTTAGTCAAGACTTTCCGGAAAATGAAAATAGCCCCTATGAGCCAGAAGTAATCAACGCCTACACTCTTACTATTAAACTTTTCAATGCAGAAAAATGGGATAAAGAAATGTTGCCTACTTACAATCTCATAAAAAAATTGATGGAAGATTATACCCTTATTAGAAAGCCGATAAGCGAACCGAACCCTGAACTGAGCGTAGCAACAGACGATGATAGTAGTACAGACGATGGAAACCCAAAAAACAAAATGTTATAGTATATGGGTGGAGAAGAAATAAAATCTGATTGCGAATTACAATACGGAATAATTGCCCAAGCGGAAGAAAGACTAAGAGAGTTACGTTCAATTTGTAAACACGAAGAAACTTTTGAAGGGAATTATTCTTGGAGAGTCGGATGCGTTGATAGAGCAATAATTTGTTCTCATTGTGGTGCTGTAGTTGCTCCCGTTAAATATCCTCAAATAATAAAACATAATTCATGAGAAAAGAAAATTTATCTGTAATGATTATTTTGGAAACAGGGGAATTTGTTGTTACAGAATCCGAATATTCCCCATGCGATGTTGGCGGGTATGGTCATAATGAATGCGGAAACTTTTATTCTATAATTACACATAAGAAGAAATTGGATATTGCCAAAATAATGTTAGTCAATCATGCGATAAAAGAAGAACAGGATAAATTAGATAAGCAACAAGAAATTATAACCAGATTAAGAGCAACCAAAAAATTAATTTACCCATAAACGAATAACCCCATGAGCAAAGAAAATAGTAAGGAAGAAATGAATTTGTCATTGACTGAAATGACTGTAGGTGAATTTGTCCATAAAATAAGGGATAGAAAGACTGGTCTTTCAGAGGCATTAGATATGACACAGCGATTAATTAAAGACGTTGCTGATGCCCAAAGAAAAATTTACTCCTCTGCATACAGGGGTGAGGAAAAAGATGAAAAACTAAAACCCAAAGATGATTTTTGGACAGATGAAATGGTTTTAAGATTTGCTCAATTATATCGTTATTCAAGTTCGAGATTGTCTATTGATGGGTTCAAGGGATCACAAAAATTACACGATGTTGAAATTACAGATGAAGATGAAGATTTGGAGGAACAAATAAGTGCATGGAAGCGATTATATAAACAAGTGTGTGATGAAAAACAGGAGTTAATTGATAAATATGAAAATGGGAAGAATGGGCAAAAATAAAATAATTTTCCGACTCAGAGAAGCAAGGAAATTAAAAGGAATGAGTCTTCGTGAAGCGGCAAATGGATTGGACATGAGTCATGAAGCATTGAGAAAATATGAACATGGAGATATTGGAATTGATAGCGAGAAGCTGGGAAAGTTTGCAAAGTTTTATGGAGTAACGCAAGAATTTCTTGTACCCCACAAAAACAGACCGAAAGTAGAATTTGGAGAAATATATGTAAGCAAAATCAGGAATATTTAATCTATGAACCTGAAAGAATTTTTCATTTTAAACTTAAAGTATATGAAATCAGATTTTGAACAATCATCAAACTATGACAGAATAATCAATGATGCTAATCAAAAACCTAAAAATATGGTAAACCTCAGAAACAGAATAGACGAGTATTCCCCTGCTGAATTATCTTGTCAAAACGCTATTTCCCAAATAGAAAAAATGGGATCTGATGTAAGATTAACAAATGCTCAAATAAAACTTCAAGAAGCGAAAGACTTGTTAGCAGATTATATTATTGAAAACAAACTTACTTACACCCCAAAAGCAGGGAAAGATGAAGATGCTATTGCTTTGCTAAAAAAATTTATTATTGAACAAAAGGAATTAGCAATGAAAGAATATGCAAACAATGACAAGTTCCCTGAATTATCTGCTGGCTATGCTGCTGAAAATATGGCCTACGGTTTAATCCTGAAAAAAATTGATGAATTGTATAAACAAGAAAACAAATAAGTAACATGAAATGGATTTTAGCTTCTGAAAGATTGCCAGATAAAATTTCTTATTCAACACTATTTAGAACGGTTAAAGAGAAAGCTCCAATTAAAAACATTTATTATGATTGGTACAACCCAAATTCAATCGAATGGTTAGACGAAACAGCAGACCAGCAGCAAGAGGAACTAATAGAAGCTCTTCGATGGTATGGAGAACAAGCTAATGCTATGAGCAGATATTTTAATAATGAAAAACCAAACGCAGATGGAATGGTAGCTGTTGCAACGGCATTAAGTCTTGATGCTGGTAATAAAGCTAATAAGGCTATTTTTAAAAATAGTTTCTCCAAACCCTCACCACCCAAGAACTCAAATCAAAATACCTGATAAGTAAAAAATAAATAATGGAAGTAGATAAAAAATTATTTGATGATGGAAGCGATGCGATTTTTAGTGAAGACAGAAAATATCGTTATGCCCTATGGAGAATATGGGACGATTCAAAACCTAAAGTAATGTTCATTGGGCTTAATCCTTCTACTGCTAACGAAACTCAATCCGATAATACAATCACTAAGGTTTGTAAGATTGCCAAAAATAACGGTTATGGAGGAGTTTACATGATGAACTGTTGGGCTTATGTAGCAACCAAACCAGAAGATTTAAAATTCAATTCAATGTCAGACGAGTGGAATAACAATATGATTACTGTAATTGCCGCTAAATGTCAAGACGTTGTTTTTGCATGGGGAAATTTTAAAATCGTAGTTGAAAATAACAGAGACAAAGAATTATCTGAAATGTTCCCAAATGCAAAAGCATTAGTCATTAACAAAAACGGCTCACCAAAACACCCTCTATATTGCAAAGACAATTCCGAATTAATTCCATTTAATAAACAATAACATGAAACTTCCCTTACTTCTACTCATACTCCTAACTTCTTGTTCAATCCATCATTCTATTTGCAGAACCCCTTGTAAATGGACATTTGAAAGAGGACAACTAAGATACATTCTAAATAAAGTTATTGTTGGTGATACATTGGTGGAGTATGTTCATGGATGCCCAAATAAAACATGGGTGATAACGGGAATAAATAAGAAATGAGAGATAAAGACTTCAAATGGTTTTTGATTATCTTCCTCTTAATGGTTTTGTTTGGGATTATTGGGGGTAGTGGATTAGTGCAATAAGATTCTATGCCCACCAAAAAGCCCCAATAGAGATAGCAAATAAATAATAAGAATAATCAGGAAAACAGCCAGCACAATATTCTTAAACGGGGGAGGAATTGGTATTAAGGTTATCAGCCAATAAACCAATCCGGCAACTAAGCAAACCACCAAAATAGTAATGAGTATATCCATAGTAGTTGGTTTTAATGTGGAGTAAGTTACAAAAAGTTAGCCAATAAAAAGGGGACAAGTAGATGAACAAGTCCCCGTAATCATTAAATGATGATTCCTATGAAAAAAGCCAAGTTTATCCCTCTATACGAGAATTATTTCTTCTTTCCAATTCATTTGCGATTAGCTGGTAAAGTTTTACACGACTTCTTCCCGCTTGCTTTACAAAGCTCAATAATTTTTCTTTAGAAATGGATTTGAATTTTTTAATGATATAAGATACTTCCCATTTTTGTTTGGAAGCTACTAATTTCTTGTCCATTTTCCTTGACTTTGGTTTACGTTTGGTTGGCATAAAATTGATTTTATTGATTAATATTTGCCGCAACATAAGAAGTGGCTGCGGTTGTTGTTGATGGAATTATCATTCCAAAATTGTTAAACAAATCATTATTACCCCATGTCCGTTGATTTAAGTGGACAGTATTACTGCTTTGGGCAGCACGGACTTTTTGACTACTGTCCAACATTAGAAAGGGCGTAATAAAATTTCAATGTCTTGCAATTTGTCCTGATGGCTATCTGGAATTTTTTTAGCGATTTGAAGTAATGCTACTTTTTCGTCCGTTGCCAAACAAGTTTCGGGAGCAATTAATACAGAAGACTTAATTTCCTCTCTTTGATTTCCTTTGTCAATTTTTTCATGATAAAGAACTGCGAATTGGAAAAGTTTTTGTTGCATAAAATTGTTTTTTAAAGTTATTGATTTAATTCAGGATAAAGACTTTTTCTATTATCATAAATGGCTGGAAATCTTTTAATCGGTTCTTTTTGTTTATCTGGAATAACTGGTTTGGTGATTAATTTATTTCTTATGTAGGGTGGTCTTAAATCAATTTGGTAATATCCATTGGGGTTATAAATATTCAACCATTTAGCAATTATGTTTCTTCTTTTTTCTGCGGTGTAATATTGGGCGGCTTCTATCTCCTTCCCATCCTTATTGAATAAGGTCATTCTTCCTGAATGTGGCATGGTTTGGTTTTAGGTGAATAAAATGTTTCACGTGCCAACTTTTTTACTTTGGTGCAATTCCATGTGATGATTTCTGCACAGCCAAACCACTTCTAATGGTTTAGAATAATCTTCATGGTGTGCTTGCGATTTTTTGTCTCCACATACAGAACATGGCATTTTAACCACAATACCCTTTTTGATATAGGCATTTAAATAAGACCTGCAATTAGCCTTTATTCGTTGATGGTTTGGCAGTTCTGAATGTTTTGGTCTATTATCTCTCATGTACTTATTGTGGCACGACAAGCAATACGATTGTTTACCAACTCTATTTGGTTCTAATTTTACATTACACTTAACGCAAGTTGTGTTCTTTCTTAAGCTGGACATAAATATAGTTTTGATTAGGTAATGCCCGAACACTAAACCCATCTCCCAAAATATCTTCAATTATATCCCTATTTCTATGCAAAAAGAATGGACTACCTCCTATTTCCAATCCATCTATATTTTCCCCTTCCCTACCTACTGTAATGTGCTTAATTGGGCGATAATTCCTAAACTTGAGTAATTCGTAGGCTTGCTGTATCGTTGAATTTTGAGGCATTAAATGGCTTCTAATTGTTATTTTGATTTACGACAAGTTCATCATTGGCTTCATCGCCCCATGCCGTAATGACAAGATAGCCTCCTTTTACTTTACATAAAACGATTGGGTCAAGTTCAACTTTGTTTTTTGGCGGCGGCTCATAACCCTCATTTTCTATAATCCTTGCTTGAGATTCTTTAAAGGCTTCTTCAGAAAACATTTTCTTTACCGCAGCAATCTGAATTATCACTCTGTTTCTGGATGCAGATATAGCTTCAATTTTACCAACATTTGATAAGTTTATTTGAGAGCCAGCCGCCGGATTAAACGAATTTGGGATAACATTAATTTCATAAGTATTAAGCCACGCCTCATTGGGTATTTTAATTGGCAGGTCTTGAAGGTAAACCTTAAATTTCATCATTTCTTTAATATTCTTTTCTGGTATGTCTCCAATAAATTGATTTACTCTCCTAACATATAAATCATATTTTTCGCAAACTCTTTCTAATTGTGATTCAAAAATGAACTTATATATACCGCCGTATTTTCTTTCGTAGTTTTCTGGGTCAAATGGTCTATACGCAATATCAGAATAAAGTTTGGTGGCAATACTATTTGTAAATCCGCATTGAGTTAGAAAGTCGGCCTTTCCTTTAAAGTCTCCAATATCATGCTTCTTTTTAATGAACGTAGATTCGGCTTCGAGTTCAGCGTGAACTTCTATAAATGTTTTTGTTTCCATAATTCATTTTGTTTTAAGTAATCAATATTTTTTTGTTCATTAAGAAAAGGAAATTCATGGTAGTCATCGCAATGTCCACAAAACTTTTCTTGAATATCCATAGGATGAAAACTTGTCAATCCGCAAACAAGACACTTAATTCCCTCTTGTCCGTTTTTATTTACCAATTCAAATGTTTTATCCATAGCTTGTAATATCTCTTTGTCTTGGGGCATTAGAATAGCTTTGGTTGGGCTTCTTGGGGAATAAAATTTAGAACGGCCTTATCGGATGGTTCAAAGTTAAATGGTGCTTTCTGTTCGCCTTTTGGATATGACTGTTCTTGCCATAGCGGAATTAGATTTTTGTCGTAGGTAATCAAATATCTATGCTTTTGATTCTTTGGTCTCCATTCCCCGTCCAAATGTCGGCACTTACCTCTTTGAAGTTTTTTAAACGTTCCATTGAATTGCTTAACAAAGAAATCATTCTTTTGGTCAGTTAAACCATAGTATTTAAAATTACAAGCCTGATAAATGTACCCTATATGATGACCGGTGTCAGCATAAGTTAATAGTGCCGAAACCTTAGTTTGTTTTCTGAATATGTTAATTGAATTTGACAAAAAGAAACTTGTTATATTTTTTTCGTGGTTATGCGGATTAATACACAATCTTCCCAACTCATAAAATCCTTCTAATTTAAACCCATCAATTCCAAAACACCCCTTTGCTATTTCTTTCGCTGATACGGTATGAAACACACAAACTCCAACCAATATTCTTTTTTCTTTATCAAACAATCCATAGTTATATCCACTTCTATAATTTCCATCTTCATGCAAATAGTGATATTGGTCTAATAACTTTTTAGCTACATATCGGGTAATTCTTTCAATGAAATATTTTTCTTTTAATCCCATTTTTATTCATAATTAGGAAATAGAGATTGTTCTACATAATTTCTTCTATTAATATCAATAATGGGTGTATCGTGTTTGCCAGCTTGTAGGTCGTTCCAGAAATCTTGTAAATCGCTTTTTGAAATTTTAATGGTGTTAGCGATAAGTTCTGATTTGGTTGGTTGCTTTGGAATTTCAATAAACCATTCTTTCATAATTCTTTTTCCATTGGAATCTTTTAACCATGTATCTTTTATTTCAATTCCCGATTCTTTCAAATCCATTATCCTACGAGGTAAAGACATTATCCCCAATCCTAAAGCCTTTGGTACAGTAAGTCTTTCTCCCCGTTTCAATAATTTTAAAACATAGGTAGCTTGTTTGGAAAGACGTTCATGGTTTTCATTTAAAAAATCTTCGCTTTCCTGATTATTTTCTCTTGCGTGTAATTCGACCATAAAACTAAATTAAAAAGTTACGTCCTTTTGGTTTTGAAGCATCATCATTGAAGTTGTCTTTCTTCTTTGCTTGCTTTTTTGGTTTTTTATTTTTCTTATCCAATTCATCCAAATTCTTTTTAATCATTTCTATTTTTTCTTTTGGAATAGCATCCATTTTTTCTTTCCAATAAAATTTATGAACTTCTTTTACTGCATCATCAATACTACTTCCTGAAATTTCTTCTTGTCTTTCCAAAGTAGGAGCAATAGGTTCTTCTTTCATTAACTTTTCTAATTCTTCCCACGCTTTATCGGTTTCTTTTTTATCAACCAAAGTATAAGTTGGTTCTCGTTCTATTGTAATACGAGGCACAATATTTTCATCGGGTACAGATTTTTCATCTTCGGTGTTAGCAAGCAACGGCTCTGGGGGTGTTGGTTTTTCTTTTGAACCAAATATTTTCTTGAATAGATTTTTCATAATAAATTTCCGATTGTGTAAATAATCTTAGCCGCCTCTAATTTTTCTTGAACTGTTTTATTGGGAAATAATTCGTGAACGTATTTCTTTAATTCTTTTTTCTCTCCTTCGGGCATTTTCTCTATTGGTGTTAAATCTCTATACGCTGCCATAAAAGCCATTTTAGAAACTCTGGTTGATACTAATACTTTTAATCCATCTTCTCCATTCTTATTAAAATAAGGCAGGTAAATGTCATTAATCAGGCTATTAAACGGGAATCCTACCATAACTAAAAATTGTTCTGTTGCTTGAGAATATTGTTTTCTCTTTTTAATAAAGCAACCTCATCCTTTCGTTCTTGGATTTTTTGCCTATATTTTAATGCTTCTTCTCCGAAAGGCGAAGTTCTATTATTTCTTTCAAAGGAATTATCATCCCCAAGTCTTTTAAACTCTTCATGTTTTTCCTCTTTTAATCTAACCGCTTCGCTAAACCTTTCATCCCTATATTCATTAAACCTAACCATGAATTTTACTTGGTCAATACCTTCATAAAAATCTTTGTATTCTCCCCGTGTAAGTTTCTGTAAAAACAACATCAAATCTTCCAAAGAAATAATATCCCCGCCTGCTGCTGTATCTACTATTGTTTCAGCCAAATCTACTATTTGGGAGCTATTCATTTTTCTTGATACATTGATTGTTTCCATAGCCAATGTAAGAGCAACAGATATAATACTAATCGTGCCCCTTAAATCCATTTTTGCCATTGCTGGAATCCTTTCAGATATAGGGATATTAAAAAGAGACGGGTAATTAATAGAGCCGTTTTCATTCTTAAATTTTCTTAACTCTATATTCACACCAACTTTATCAATTTTACTTACATTGATAGTCTCATTTCCCGTTGTATCTTTCATAATTGCGACTGCCAAGTTCTTGACTAACGCCTTCTCTTGTAAACTCGTTGTTTTTTGAATTTGATTGTCCATTTCCATTTATTTTAAGTTCAAAAAATCCTTTCCAACCATTAGCCATTGATTGTTTTATTATAGCTATGGCCTTTTCTTCATTCTTATTAGATACATCATTTAGCTGCATTAATGCAGCTTGTTCGCTTAAAACACCCTTATACTTAAACTTATGCTCTTCCCATCTATATTGTCTCCATAAGTCCCATGTATCTAAGAAAGAATCAGAGAAGGGATTTATTATATTTTCAGGAAGAGTCTTTTTTTTCATGTTTTTGTAATTTAAGTTTTAAATTCAGCTAATGGTGAAAGTTTTCAGAGGATAGGTCAGGATAAGTGTTGGTGTAACCCCCAACCCCCAAAAGAGAGCTACACCAAACACCTGACCTTGATTCAGCTTAACGGAGTTAAGTATCATCGGATTTGGGCTGAATAGGGGAAAGTGTTTCGTCCTCGCCTATCCATTTAACAGGGTTTTTACCTTTGCTTCGGTTCTGGGAGTGGTAGCTTACGGCATACTTCCATAGAGTATGCTTCTACTGATTCTGTAATACATTAATCGCTTCATTCAAAAAATCACGAAGCCGGATTATTTGTTCTCCCCCCAACGTCATACAACTACTGTGAATTTCATCCAAAACTTCTCCCATGCAAAAGGCAACTTTATTTTCTGTATTTAATTCAGATACTTCCAAATAAATATCTTCATCAATAAATTTCATATAGCAAATCATTTTGAATAAGTTTTAGGCAATAAAAAAGCGTCAGGGCAAACCCCAACGCTGCTAATTGACTTATATGACGATTGACCCTTACGGTCAACAAGACAAAGATAGTAAAATAAATTAAAAGTCATTAATAAGTAATTAGCGATATAAAATTAGGGAATTAAATTCCACACTTCAAAATCTATTTTTCCACAGGGGTTAATTTTTTAAATTCATCAAGGTACTTATGGTGTTCTTTTATTTGGTTTTCAAAGTGTTTGAATTTTCTTATTGCCACTTCAAATATTTCCATTTTTGAAAATGTATCTAATCTATGTGTATCATTATGGCAACCGCATCCTGCACCAGCTATTACAAAATTCCATTCATTTGTTGCTACTGATGGGAAAATGTTCTTTGGGAAGATGTGAGCAACTGCGTGTCTGAAATATTTTTCTGGGATAGGTTCACCACAATTACTGCAATAAGGAAATGGTTTTAAATGTTTCTCAATAATGTTATCATACCACTTATCAAGTTCTGATTTTTCTCCAACCACATCATCTTTTTTTTCTTTTTTCATCTTCTCCATGTGTTTTTGTACTAATGATTTTCTTGATTCTTTATACTTTTCATCTTGTCTTTTTCCTTGATGAAATTTACAATATCCATGACTGAAAACTGGATATATACAACCACTATGTAAACAAGCCTTCATAAAACAAATATATAGACTTGTTCGGGAATTTTCCAAACAAATATTTTGTAAAGTTAAATTACTTTGTATATTTACCGGATGAAAGAAGGAAAAACACTACCAATTACTCAAACATTAACTATCTTAGAAAATAAGATTTTACAGATGATGGCAGATGATATTTCCATTGGAGAAATTGGGGAAAAATTAGAGATGAAACCAAAGACAATTTATAATATCTTGATGGTTTTAAGAATTAAATTCAACTATAAAACCAATGAAGGAATGTTGGTAATGTTCTATAAAAATAAATTAATCAAGTGAGTATTTATAACAGCATAGAAGACTTCTTACTTGCCAAAAACAAATGGGAAAGCACACCACTAAGAGCAACCAATGAAGGTCTATTTGAAATGATTGATGGTAAATGGGAGAAGATAAATCAGTATGAAAGTAAGCCAACTTACCAACCACCACCTAAACAAAATTTAGATGGTACTCAAATTCCATTTGGAACAACACCAATAAAACTTCAAAAATAAAATTTATGAAATTTATTTATAAAACAATACGAATAGAATCCAGTAAAGATTTAGACAACTTAAATAATCTTTATGACGAAGGGTGGGAGTTTGTAGATTCTGTTGCTCAAATAATATCTTCGGCTGGCGGTGGTGGTGCGGCAAGTATTGGATATATTTATTTTACTTTAAGAAAACAAAAATAAAAAACATGGCACAAACACTATCAGAGAAACTTATTGCTGTTTTAGATAAAGGAAAATCTATTGAAGAAATGATTGAGGCTTATCATCAATTAGGTACTGCCTTGCACGAAAAAATAGAAACCCATCGAAAAGAATTAATCGAAAAAGCCAACCAACTACCTACCATTAACAAGGAGAAAACCTGATTTGTCTTATTTTTTTAATAAAATCTTATTTCGGGCAATGCTAAATTTCCAGTTGTTAGGGTTGATAATGCGACAGGAGAAGATAGCTTATTGACAAAATCAACATCAATTTGCCAGTGACCATCTCCCGAATCATACCATCCAATACTATAAGAACCTTGAATATCGCCACTACTATAAAAAATCTGTGATACATCAAATGCTTCCGCAAATCCACCTATCCATACCTTTTTTGTAATGGGAACAGTTGTAACAATGCTAAATACAGAAGTAGTACATCCAGAATAATCAACTACCCCAATAGTATTTTTTAATTCGTCTGCTGCTATTGGGTCTGTTGATGTTTGGCTAAGTAAAGCAGTATATACCAAATACCCCAATCCTCCTCCACCCAGATCAGCTATTGCTTGGGCGGTTGTTCGGACAGTTGACGAACTTTGTACTATTGGGACTTCTTCTGTTCCATCTAATGTAGCCGCAGCCGAAAGTTCACTAATCTTTACGTTAGACATGGTAGTTGGATATTGATTTTAAAAACGGGACTTCTATTGGATTATAAAGGTATATAAATTATTTTTTTCTTATTGTAGATTTAATTCTACATTTACACGCCCCAAAATGGTTAATAACAACATCTTCTAAAATGTCAGATAAAAAAAATAAAAACACAAAATGCGTACGGATTAGTGAAAACACCCATCAGGAAGTAGTTAAGCATGTTGGGGATAAAATCAAAATTGGAGCATTTGTAGATGAAGCATCTCTTGAAAAGATTAAAAAAGAAAAAGCAAAAAAATGAAATGTTTTCATATATGGATAATAGTAGAAGAATATGGAAGAAAATATTTTCGTTGTTATCGGTGTAATGAAATTAAAGAAAGAAAGAAATGATTATCTCTCCATATAAGAATGGGTTTTGCGACCAGCCAGTTTTTAATATTACAAGCCAAATAAAAACGGATACTCCCATCATCCAATTAACCCAATTCACAGATTTTATTTTCGATGAAAAATGGTATGAATTAGATAAATATATCCTTGCTGATTTTTTGGAACTGGGTGCTAATGGATGGAATCAGGAAGAAACATTGTTGTTTGGCGTTAATGGAGAAAAATTTACAAAATCACAAACTGAAGATTGGTTAAAGTTCAATCAGTTTGTAAAAGATAAAAATCCTGTTATCTACTTCAAGAGAGAACTTTTAAACAAAGACAAAGCAGATAATATTTACCCAATAGAATTTCCTGCGTTATTTCAAACACCCCCCGTTCAAAGCAAAGAAGAATTTGATAGTAGAGAATTGGAGTTGTTTTTTAATTGGGGGTACTCTCACGAACTTCGCAGAGCCACGCACGGCTTAATATTTCTTCATGCCACAACATCAAATATTGAAGTAGTGGATTCTTTTCAAAACATAGAACAAACATTAAAAGAAAGAAATGGTCATTCAAGAACATGGGCAACTATATTCACTCCACATTTTTCAAGAGTAGATATTCAAACGGTTTATTATTTTCAAAGCAAAAGCAAATTGTCTTTGTCTCTCTATGGTGCAGGTACAAAATGTTTCAGAAATCTTGAAGCTCCGCTTAATTCAATAATGGTTATGCAAGACGATGATATTTCATGGGGATATGATTGGATAGATGGGTTTAATTGTATCAAAATTCCAAAAGCAAAAACATTTGAAGAAATAAGAGGATTAGAAAACCAATACAGGGCGATTGAAACAATCGAACAAGCATTAAAAAGAGATGACCTTTATGAAATTTATAAGAACGGGATAGCTACTTGCGATAAATACAGAATTGACAATTATGTGAATAATTATTTACAACCATTAATCAATAGTATATGAAATTGTTTTTTTTCAACCCAAACGACTATGGAGCAGAATATCTTGTTCTGTCTGATTCAAAAGAAAACGCCTTAATGGCGGTTATAAAATATTTATCAGAAGAAGCATCTAAGGAAGAGCCTAAATATACTTCAAAAAAAAGACAGTATGATGAATGGAAAGATAGAGCTATTGATAATTTACCAGAAGATTATACGATTGATGTATTTGATAAAGACGAGGTGGTTGAAACCTATTATGGATAAAATAAAAAACAAATGACAGCCGAACATATCCAAAACTCAATAGACAAAGCAGTAAGGGGAGAATCTAATCTTACTGAAAAACAATTAGCGGTTGGAGGCTTTTCCACAGTTACAATGCGCCATTTGTGGAACAACCTATGCAACATAAAGGGAGCTTATTTAGAAGTTGGTTTGTGGACGGGAGGAACATTTACTGCATCATTTAATAAAGATTGTGTTTCGATAGGCATAGAAAATTTTCAACAAGATTTTAGTGTGGTTGGAGTAAAAGAAATTCTTGAAAAGAATCTTGAAGAAAATAAAGACAGGGCAAAAGAGGTTATTGTTCACTATGAAGATTGTTTTAAGATTGATAAATCTTTATTACCAGATAATATTGATATTCTGTTTTATGATGGCATCCACCATGAATTTGAGCAATCAAAAGCATTACCAGCATTTTTAGATAAGATGGCTAATAGGTTTTTATATGTGGTTGATGATTTCGGGTGGAAAGAAGTTTTTGACGGCACTAATAAAGGATTAAGCGAATTAAAAGATAAAATTGAAATAGAAAAATGTTGGGTGTTGCGAGGGTATTATCCAGAGAATGATTCAATTTGGCACAATCAAGTTGCAATCTATCTTATCAATAAAAAACAATCAGAACAAGAAATAAAAGAATACGCAGAATCAATACTTGGAGTACAATGAGTAAACTATTATCGCTTATTATTACAGCAGATACTCGAAAAGGGTTTAATAACGAATCTATTTCTGTTGGTGAGTTTGAAAATGGACAACCAAATGGAACAAGGTCTGTGGACTTTCTTTTGGAAGGGGTGCTTCAAAAAATAAATTTCTTCAGGGGTTACGATATTCAAGTAGTGCTTTTTATTGACCAGCATGAACAAATACCAGATAGATTGTTCATGCAGATTTGTAATATAGTTCATGCTTGTGGAAATAATTCAAAAGTAATTTGCAAACCACACGACAGAACTCAATACAGATGGAATGATAAAATTTACATTGAAGCATTGAAATTAGCCGAAGGGGATTATGTAGTAAAATTTGATGCCGATTGCAACGCATACAGAAGCAATGAATGTGATATTGTAGATGCGTATATGGATTTATTAGACGAGGGGTATAAATATATTTGTCAGCCAAAACATCCTGAGCAAAAAGAGAAATGGGGATTTGCAAGTACGCAGTTCTTTGTTTGCAAAAGAGAAACATTGGATTTGCCATTAATTGAGCAATCATTATACACGCCATTGAAAGGAAAGCACAATCCCTGCCTTGAGTTTACATTGGCAATTTTAGCAGGAGAAGATAATGTTCTATACCCTCCAAGAGATAACGATAGTTATATGATATTTTGCTGGTGGAAGTACGAAAGCGGATTATTAAAAAAACTAAATGAGATGTTATACCCAGAAGTAAAAGAATTTATTTTAAAATCTGGTATAACTGCAACAAGTTGGTAAAATGAAAAAAAAATTAAAAAATAAGATTTTTGGAAGACTTGCGCCTTTGTCTGTACGATATGATAAAATAAAAACAAAATCATATTGGACGTGTCTTTGTACTTGTGGAACTATAAAAGAAGTGGAAGAATGGAGTCTTGTTAATGGTAAAATAGTAAGCTGCGGATGCTTTTTGAGAGAAAAACGCACTAAACACGGGTATAGAATAGGGGGAGCAGAACCGCCAGAATACAAAGCGTGGGCAAATATGAAAGATAGGTGTAAGAATAGTAATCATAGAAACTATAAAGACTATGGCGGAAGAGGTATAAAAGTTTGTCAGCGTTGGGATAATTCGTTTGAAAATTTTTTAGCAGACATGGGCAAAAGACCATCCCCTAAGCATAGCGTTGATAGATACCCAAATCCCGACGGAGACTACAAGCCATCAAATTGTAGGTGGGCGACAATAAAAGAGCAGAATAGAAATAAGGGGAAAGGTAACAACACTATCATTACTTACAACGGTACGAGCAGATGTATTTCCGAGTGGATAGAGGTTATGGGATTAACGGCTGGGGCATTTTTTGGCAGACGTAGAAGAGGATGGAGCATAGAAGACACTCTTACAATTCCTGTTAAAAAATTTAATTATGACAAGGCTTAATGTTGGGTCGGGCAAGATTCGCATGAATGGCTATACAAAAATAGACATAGAGCCATCGCATGAGCCTGATATTGTAGGAGATGTTTTGACAATGGATTTTAAAGATGTTGAAGTGATTTATTTATCTCATTCATTTGAACATTTTGGATTTCCGCATGATGCGCTAAAAGCATTAAAGTTGTTTTATAAATGGCTAAAGCCTGATGGTATATTGAGATTAGCCGTTCCTGATTTAGAACTTGCGGTTAAAGCATATTATCAAGGAAGTGATTTGGGGTTTTTATATGGAGGTGATTTCAAGGGATATTATTACAACGACACACCGGGAGAAAGATTAAACTTTTTTGTGAAAGCGTGGAATCATCAAATGTGTTATGACTATACCACTTTAAAATTATTATTAGAAGAAGCGGGATTTATAAGGATAGGAAGAAGAAATGCAAATGAAAGTTTGATTGAAGGATTTAACCACGATAGATTTATATCTGAATCATTATATGTTGAATGTATAAAATGAACATTTTAATATCAACAACGACTAACTGGAATGTAGGGGATAATTTTATCGCCTTTGGAGTAAAGAATATCTTGAAACATATATTCCCAGAACAACCCAACTATATCCACTATGATAGAAACCCAAATAACATGATAGACTATCCCCATAATCAAAGAATGAAAAAAGGATTAAGGGGAACATTTATGAACAATCCGATTGATTGGAATTTAATTGACATCGTAATTTTAGCCGGAACACCTGAATGGCTGCACCATCCACTTGAACCAATATATGAAGGCTTAGTTGACCATCCAGAAATACCGCTTTGGGCAATAGGGATTGGCTATACAGAACCACAATTTGTTTTACCATTAACCGATGCAGAAGTAAAAGTTCTAAAAAGAGAAAATACCTTAATCATTACGAGGCAACAGGAATTATCGGATAGATTAGAGCCAATATTGGAAAGAAAGATTCCTGCGTTACCATGTCCTGCATTATTTTGTTTTGAAGATTTTCCAGAAAAGAAAAGAGAGAAACTATATATTGTTACAACTATGAATGTTGTCGGGGATGATTCTATCTGTCATTCGGTGGAAGAAATAAATGGGTATAAAAATTTTATAAGTTCTGACCCACATGATGTATTAAATTATATTGGAGAGTATAGAATAGTAAAAAGCCAAAGACTACATGGAACTATTGCCGCAATTAGTTCTGGGGCTAAGGCTACTTCGTGGGGAGATGATTTTAGAATAAAGCAGGCTATGGAATTATTTTCAGAAGTAATAGAAGCAGACAGAACAGATATTACCGTTTTCAAAACAAGAATTTTAAACCAATACATTAATATAATAAAAGAATATGCAAAGCCATTTACAACCAAATGATACAAGAGATCAATTTCTATTGGTAGAAAAATATTGTAAAAATTTGGGACTGGATATAGGTTGCGGCACAAATAGATTTTCTCCAACTGTTCTTACTATAGATTGGTATGACCATGTTGATACGGATATGATTTGGAATTGCGCCCCCGAACCAAAAGAAGGAGAACAGCAATATGTTTATCCTTATCCATTTAGAGAAAACAGATTTGACTTTGTTTTCGCAAGTCATATATTGGAAGATTTTTTACCAAGTGTTATACAATGGGTTTTTGATGAATGGTTACGATTAATAAAAGTCGGCGGATATTTAGTAATACTTGTTCCTGATATGGAAAATCATCGCTATCCAGATTGGGATGAAAAATTTACAGAGGATGATGAAGAAGTAAAAAGAGGAGAAAGAAAAGTAAACGAGTTGAAGGGGAATCCATCTCACAGAATTTGTATGGGTCTAACACTACTGCATAAACTAAAAAACGAATCACAATACAAAACGGAAATCGTTCAAGAAGATACATTCACCCACGATAGAATGACGTTGGACTTTATACTTAAAAAATTATGAAAAAGAAAAAACCATATTCATTTTTACACGATGGCACTATTGGGGATGTGTGGGCTTCAATGCCAGCCATAATGGAATATTGGAGACAGACAGGCAATAAGGCTATTGTGTATCTTAGAAACGGGCAACGTGCAAAATATTATAAAGGGGCAACTCATCCTACCCGAAACGAACAGGGAAAAATGGTAATGCTAAATAAGCAAATGATTAAAATGATGATTCCGCTTTTAAAAGCACAACCTTATATAAAAGATGCAAAAACATACAATGGAGAAAAAATTGATGTGAACCTAAATGTTATACGAGATACTTTCGTGAATATGCCCAACCACCCACTTCAAAAATGGTATTTCTATGTGTACCCTGATTTAACTTGCGATTTAAGCGAGCAATGGTTTTTTGTCCCAGATACTAAAAAAGATTTTGCTAAAAATAAAACCATTGTATGCAGAACCGAACGGTATAATAATCCACAAGTAGAATATAATTTTATAAAGGATTATCAAAGGGATGTAATATTTTCTGGAACAGAAAAAGAATATTTGTTGTTTTGCAGAAAAAATAAAATAAATATTCCAAGACTTAAAATAAAAAATTTTTTAGAATTGGCTCAAGCCTTAAAGCAGTCAAGGGGGTTGGTTTCTAATCAAACTATGATATTCCAAATCGCAGAAGGATTGAAAATACCAAGAGGAGTAGAATTGTGCAAGGATGCTCCAAACGTAACTACATTTGGTAAAAATGGATTTGAAGGATATTCTCAACAATCGGTAGAGTTTTTCTTTCATAGAATTAATGGTACGATAAGAGAGTATTATGATAGGGCAATAAAAAAGGCAGCAGAAAGCCGCCTTAGTTCTTTTAAATCAGATAAATCTACTACGCATTAAATAATGCGATGAGGGCAGATTGTGTTTTTTCTGAATAATACAAATCGTTATTCACGGTCTGTATGGCAGAGTAAACATACACTCCGGTACTCAAATGTTTAGTTGGAGAGTTGGATGTGTCACGGATTAAAATCCCTTGTGTTGGGAAACCTATTTTAGTTACTTGATTTAACGGAATAGGTGCTTTTTGATTAATCTGATAGACGTTGACGGCTACAACATTGGTTGCCATAGAAAATTGGATTTTGGGTGAATGAATGATTGTTTGAATCCGGTATAAAATTATAATTAAGGATTGTTGGCTATTAAAACTTTATACTTGCTTATACTAAAAATTATTTTATGGGATTGGGAGAAGTATTACAACAAGCAGCAGAAAAAGATATAGCATCGGTAAATAAATTGAATGGACTAAAGTATGAAGAGGTAGTTGAGGACGATAAATTTTATATTCGATTCTCATGCACTAAATTCAAAGAAGCTACCATTGAATGTGAAATACCTTACACCATTGATGAAGAAAAAAGAAACTATGCACGAATGTATTTTTTATCAATGGTATTTAATGCGGCTATACATGGCTTAAAAAGAAATAGGAATAAAACAAAAAAACGTTGGAAATGAATAAGCAAGCACTATACGGAAAAGAAGCAAGAGATAAAATGTTTGTCGGTATAAAAAAGATTACTGATGCGGTAAGGGTTACGATGGGGGCGGCAGGACGTTGCGTTTTAATTGGCAATGCAGTATATGGGAATGATGGACTCCTACATTTTCCCACCATTATCACCAAAGACGGATGGACAGTAACAAGGCATTTTGATATTGAAAATCCAGTTGAGCAAAGGGGCGCAATGCTAATTAAAGAGGCTGCACAAAAGACGGTTGACCAAGCCGGAGATGCAACTACCGCAACTTGCGTTTTAGCAGAAGCATTAATTTCAGAAGGAATGAAGCTGATAGATGAAGGTGCAAATCCAATGGAATTAAAAAAAGGAATTGATGAAGCGGTTGAATATGTGGTTAAAGAATTACAGAAGATGTCTATTCCTGTTCGTGGAAATATTGAAAGGGTAAGACAAATAGCAACCGTTAGTGCAAATAATGATAAAGAAATTGGTAATCTAATTGCAGAAGCAATCTCAAAAATAGGGTATGATGGCATTATTGATATTGCAACAAGTAATGGAGTAGATACTACTATCAGCGTAAGCGAAGGTGTAAAATTTGACAATGGTTGGATAAGTCCCTTGTTTATAAATAATATGGCAAAAGAAACTTGCGAATTTGAAAATCCATATATTTTGCTTTATGAAAAAAAGATTACCCATCACTCACAAATACAATCTGCTTTAGAAGAAATTTTAAAACTACAAAAACCACCTTTGCTAATTATATGTGAAGATGCAGAACAAGAAGGGTTGGCTTTTTTAGCGGGGAATAATTACAATAAAAAAATACAAGTGTGTGCAGTTAAATGTCCTGACTTTGGAGATGCAAAAAGAGATTGGATGGAAGATTTGGCATTATTGACAGGTGCAACTTACATTAGCGATATACGAGGGGTGAAAATTGAAACAGCAAAAAAAGAACATTTTGGTAGGGCGAAAAAAATAATTGTATCAAAAGGGGAAACAGTTATTGTTGAAGGTAACGGAGGTAAAGAACAGATAGAATTATTTATTGATGACCTAAAAGAATTACTTACGAAAGCAGAAAGCGACCAAGAGAAATTATTAATTGAAAAAAGAATAGCAAGATTAACGGGTGCAGCCGCAGTAATCAGAGTTGGGGCAGCAACGGAAAGTGAATTGAAAGAAAAAATGGATAGAGTAGATGATGCGGTAAAAGCAACTAAGGCTGCAATAGCAGAAGGATTTGTTGCTGGAGGTGGGATAGCTTTTGCAAAAACCGATATAATGATTGAAAAAAAAGCCGTAAGTGATTTGGGTAGGGGGTGGGTGTTAGTAAATAACATACTAAAACAGCCATTTAAACAAATATGTATAAACGCCGGTATAAATGCGGAAGAAAAATTAAAGGAAGTAATATATCAAAAACAAACTATTGGGTATGATGTTTTAAACGGAAAATCGGTAGATATGATAGATGTTGGTATTATAGATTCAACAAAAGCATTACGCTGTGCTTTGATTAATGCCGCTTCTATTGCAGGAGTATTTCTAACTACTGAATGTTCAATCATAACCACTCACTAAATATGATTCAAGCAACAAATAATTTTGTTTTTATTATCAGGGATGAAGCAGAAAAAGAAACAAATGGATTATTCATTCCAGAGCAAGGTGTAGAAAAACCATCTCAAGGAACTATTTATAGTGTAGGTGAATTAGTACAAGACAAATCAATTCAGAAAGATAAGAAAGCAGTCTTTATGAAGGGCAACGGACAAGAAATAAAATATAAGGGGGAAACTTATTTAGTATTGGATGGAGATAGAATAATTGGAGTAGATGATAACGACAAATAATAAGATTTTGGTGAGGGTGAATATGCGGCAAAAAGAATCTTTTGTTGTAAATGGAATTGAATTAAAAACAGCTACTCAATTTGATACTAATTATAGAGAAAGACAACCAGTAATTGCCCAAGTCGTAAACGACAACGATGTTTTAGATAAAGATGATATTATCATTTGTCACCACAATTTATTTTATCATAAATCCCCCTATTATTTATACGCTAATTTATTTTCAATTCCTGCTAATAAAGTAATTTTTGCAAAACTGAATATTGAAGACGCTTCCTTGTTTCCTGTGTACGGTAATTTCTTATGCAATCGTGTTAATATCGAAACACTACTTACCGTACCAACACCCAAGCAGCATTTAGATCGAGTTGTGGTTACTCATAAAGGCAATACAAAATACATGGAAGGACAACTTCTTTTCACTACTCCTTACGCCTATTACGAAATGGTTTACATTGTTAATGGGGAAGAATATAGAACGCATAAATGCCACGAAAGTTCTGTTTGTGGAGTGTTGATTGAAGATATGGCTTAGTTTTCAACAATTTGTTATATTTGTTTCAAATATCCAATTTACTATGGCGAACCTTCCTGCTAATACAGGGCTGCCGTCTAATAACCAATTTTCAGACCCAAGCCTCAACCGATTCTTTTTAACCCCAGAAGAAAAACAATCTAAAGAACGAGGCAAACAAATAGTACAGGCCTTTTACAAAACTCAAACCCAATCAGATAATCTTAATTTCTTTCGTACCCGTAATGCCAGATGGATAGAAATTCTTTTATGGGCAAAAGGAAGCCAACGGATGCAGGAGTTCATGGACTACATGAATGTATCAGACGCAAATAAAGCGTGGGTTAATATTGATACTACACAACAAAGATTAGCGGCAAAGTTTGTAGGGGTTTTAGTTGAATCAATGGCAAAAAACTATATCTATCCTTGCGTGGACGCTATTGATGATGGAAGTTTAAATGAAAAAGAAGAAAGATTATTTGAAGCTCTTTACAGAATGTATGAAGTAGAAACCATTCGGGATATGCAAGAGCAAGCAGGGATGCAACTTGAACCACATGGAGTATTTGTTCCCGATGACGAACTTTCCGCAAGAGTTTACTTTGAATTACAAGACAGACTTTCAAAAGAAATAAGATTTGAAGAAATGCTTGCCAAACTTCAAAACGATATTCATTTCGATAAAGTCATTAACAGAAAAACGCTTTACGATTTAATTGTTTTAAATTTTGGATGTACCAAGATTGACAGAGTAGCCCCGCAACAATACACGGTAAGAAAATGTATTCCAAACAATATGGTGTATAATTTTTTTATGAATGATGTGGGGGCTTGTGAAATTACCCAAATAGGAGAGTTCTATAATCTAAAAGTAAGAGATTTAAGAAGTCGTTTTGGGGAACAAAATATTCCGGGTGGTTTAACTGAAAAGCAGATATATGATTTAGCAAAACTATCCAGTCATAAGGCTATCGGTACGTTCAATTATATGTGGAACGATACATGGGCAATGAGTAATTATTATCTCAATAGACCTTATGACGATTGTAATGTTCTGTTGTTTGATTGTGAAATTGACTGTGGAGAAGATGTTTATTTTGTTGCGAAGAAAGATAATTATGGTAAAGAAAATATTACTCCTAAAAATGGAGTTCCTTATCAAACCAAAGACAAGAACGGTAAAATAGTTCAACAAGATAAACCAGAAGATGTAGAAATAATTAAGCGTTCAAAAAATACATGGATGCGTGGCGTATATGCTCCTTATGGAGATGTAATGCTTTATTGGGGACAACCAGACATCATTATTTCTCCTTACACCAATACATACAAGTCGCTATCTTCTTACACCGTTAATATTCCAAATAACGATGGAGAATATGTACCTTCTTTGTTTGAAAGATGCCTTGAGCCACTAAGAGAATATACGCTAACGAAGTTGAAAAGAAAGCAACTTATCGCTAAACTAACACCAACTGGTTATAGGATAGATATTGAAAGTGCAAGAAATATTGATTTGGGAAATGGAGATACTGTTTCATGGGAAGAAATTGTAAGAATAAAAGACCAAACAGGGGTAGAGGTTTGGAGCAGCAAAGGTATCAATCCACTTGAACCGCAAGCCCCACCAATAAGCCCCGCATCAGCAGATGATACTATTCAGAAAATAATTGGACTTACCAATATCTTACAGGGTATTGCAATGGAAATAAGAGATGTAATTGGAGTGCCAATGTATAGAGATGGAAGCGATGTGGGCGACAGAACTTCGGCTAAATTAGCAGAGAGTCAAGTGAAAGGCTCTTATAATACAACCGATTTTATTCAGAATGGTAATATGCAACTATGGGAAGAAACATTTTATAAAATTTGTTTGCTTCATTGGAATGATGTTGTAAAACAAGAGCCAGAATCAAAAAACGATTTACTAAACACAAGATTTGATGTAAGGGTGAAAATGAAGATAAGCGAATATGAAAAAGAGTTATTGGAAGCAGACATACAGCGATTCTCTCAAATGCAAGATAGTAATGGGCAACCATTAATTACCCCTAAAGATGCAATGATGATACGACAAATAGATAATTATAAATTAGCGATTATGTATTTGCAAAGCGTAGTGGATGAGAATAGGAAGAAAGCAATTCAGGATAGCGAAAGACTACAACTCCAAAATCAACAGGTGCAGCAAGCATCTGCTAAACAAGCTGCCGACCAAGCAAAGATTTTACAAGATGAAAAGATAAAAGCAGAAAAAGATTTAGCAGAATTTCAGGGAAGAATAGAAAAAGAAAAACTTGCACTTACCGCCATTGGGAATATAGCAGCTAAAGGACTTCCATTACCAACTTATTTTTCTACAATAGTAAATAATCTTATTCCCAATATTTCAATTCCACTGCAACAAGAAAATAAAGAAATGGCAGAAGATATTCAGCAAAACGAAATGATGGAAGAAGCGGCAGAGCAACAACAAATGCAACAACAACAAACACCAATGCAAGGGCAACCACAAGGTCAACCAATGATGCAACAATAAAAATTTACTACTATGAAAGTAACATTGAAAAAGAAAAATCCATCTCAAAAAACTATAACCTTCAATAAGGGAGGTTTGCATAGTTCAACACACACACCGCAAGGAGAAAAAATTCCTGCTTCAAAAATAGCAGCAGCTAAATCAGGAGCATACGGCTCAAAAGCTAAAAAGGAAGCTCTGTTTGCTCAAAACGTTTTAACTGGAGGGCATTAATTATGAGAACGGTAGAATATAGCCCAAACGAACAAATTGGGGCAGTTTTTTATTTATATGATGTATGGGATTCCATATATAGGAAGGCGGCATTTAGATGTACGTGCGGTAAAATATTTTCTGCGAGAATAGATAAAGTTAGACGATTTGAAACAATCAGTTGTGGTTGTAAAGTGGGTAAAAATCCAAATAGTAGAAATCACACAACTCACGGAGGCCGAAAACTTCCTTTGTATAGTGTTTGGTGCGCCATGAAAGCAAGATGTTACAATAAAAAAAGAACGCAGTACAAAGATTACGGCGGAAAAGGAGTAATTGTTTGCGAAGAATGGAAAAAAGATTTTAAGGCATTTTATAATTGGGCAATAAATAATGGGTGGAAAAAGGGACTTCAATTAGATAAAGACATCAAGGGAGACGGATTATTATATTCACCAGAAACGTGTTGTTTTGTAACTCCTAAAAACAACTCAAATAAAAGAAGAAATAATAAAATACTGTTACATAACGGACAATCTAAAACGGCTTCTGAATGGGCTGCGTTTTATAATATAAAATATCAAACATTTCTTACAAGATTAAATAGGGGATGGAGTTTTGAAGAAACGGTATTTGGAAAATCAATAAAAAATTAATGCCAACACTTCATATACAAGGCATTGATGCAGAATATCGTGATTTATTTCCCGATGAAGAAATACTGTATAAAAATTTACCACAAAAAGAACAAAAATTTAAAAGGCCAGACATTCCTTTTACAGATGATGATTTAGTCGCTATTGCAAATAATGAGCATTCTTATACTGAGTTGCAAAAAAAATGGGTTGCTAAAGAAGAATGGAGAATAGATAACGGTGTCTATGCAATGATAAACGGAGTTCTTACTTTTATTCCCGGTTCAGTATATGGGTATGTTTGTTATTGGACACTTGAAAACGGCAAAAAACCAGACTATCGAAATTGTACCAGAAAAATATTTATCTTAAAAGAGTATCTATGTTTTAAAACGCCAGTATTAGCTTTGACAAGAGGTAAATCAAGACGTAAAGGAGCAACGTCTGAGGGAACATTTTGGGAGTGGTGGATATGTGGAAGAAAGGAAGAAAAAATAGGAGGAATGGTTTCGTATAATACCGAATCTGCAAGTAAAATTTTTCAGATGTTGTTTATGCGAGGATTCAAATCAATTATTCCTTGCTTTGTTAGAGAGTTTGATAGTAACAGCGAAAATTTTATTCGTTTTGTTAAACCAGTAGAAAAGAAAAAAAAAGGAGTCCCGATTAAAAGAGAGGGTCTTAATAGTTACATAGATTATCAGCCAACAACAGTGAATAGTTATGATTCTGGTCGTGTTAGTTATTTGCTTTTAGATGAATTTGGAAAATGGGAAAAGGTAGATATAAATACATATTGGTCAAAAGTAAAACCCACATTAACAGAAGGTTCTAAAAAAGTAGGATTTTCATATATTCCTACTACGGTTAACCCCAAAAATAAAGGAGGAGAAAATTATAGAATTTTTTGGGAAGAAGCAAATCAAGAGGCCATTAATCCAAAGACCAATAAACCGTATGGTATCAACACACCAAGTAGAGTAGTAAGAATATTTGACCCTGCCACAGAAGGATATGAAGGATGTATTGATGAATTTGGAGAAAGTGTAATAGAAGACCCTGTAGAACCAATAATGGGAAATGATGGAGAATGGATAACCGAAGGGTCTTTAACTAAAATACGCAGAGAAAGAGAGGGGCTGGAAGGAATTAGATTAATGGAGCATCGTAGAGATTACCCAATAGATGTTTTTGATTTATTTGCTTTTGAAACAGGAAGCTGTGAGTTCAATGAAGAAAGATTGATTGCTCAATTACGCTGGTTAGAAGAAAATCCAGTTTATTTAAGAAGGGTAAGATTGTATAGAGAGAAAGTAACCAAGAAAAACATTTTTACAGAAAGAGATGAAACGTTTGATGAAGTAAGATACATGGATGATAATGCGGGAGAATGGCTGTTGTTTGAAAAACCGATGAAAGAAAATCTATATGACCATCACGGATTATTTAAGCCATTAAATGAAATAAGATATTCAATAGGGGTTGATACCATTAAGAGTGGATTTACAATCAATGGCTCAACGGCCACTATTTGCGTATTTAAAAAATCACATATCATAGAAGGAAAAGAAACAGGACTATACCCGGTAGCTATTTATATGGGCAAGCCGAGATTGATGCAACACTTATATGAACAAGTACTGATGGCTTGCTTATGGTATGGTTGCCGTGTGAATTTTGAAATAGATGCAGGAACGGCTTTCTATGATTATTTTCTTTCAAAAGATTCTCAAAAATTCTTAGAGTGGACACCAAGAATAGCCGTTGATGTTACTAAAAAGCAAATGAAAATAAAACCGGGAACAGAAAGTGCTAATCCATTTCAATTTGCTATGCAATTAGAGGTAGCTAAAAAATATTTTGATGGTACACAGACCGATGGATATAACGGAAATGTTCATAGGGTGGTATTCCCCATATTATTAAACCAAGCGTTAGAATATAACCATAGCGATAGAACAAAAAGTGACGTAGTCATTTCTCTAATGATGGCATTATTGCCGTGTTTTGGTTCAACGGATGTTATCTATGAGCCAGAATACAAGCGTCCGAAGATTCTACCTCAATTTAAAATCAAAATGGTAGGATAATTTTTTCTTCTGCTACAAAAGTCATTGTTTTTTTTATTAACCAATGTAATGACCTTTCTCTTGTAAAAGCCATTTGTTGAAGTTTGGGTTTTGCATCTCCCAGTCTTACAGGGAATGGCTTGTTTGTCGGTATTTGATTGGATTTGGATTTTGGCTTTGCCATGTACTTTTGGAAATCGAAGGTATAACAAAGTATAAAGATTTCAAAGTTCCTTCATTAACAATTTAATTTTACCTCAAATCTAATATCCCCATAATTTATGGCAGACGATAATAATGTTCAACCAACACAGCCAACGAATGCTGGTATTCAAACACCGCAAGCCCCTGTTGTCCCAGAAGAAGTTAAAAATCAAATGCAAGCAAGTTTAGCTTTGTGGAATGGAGGTGAAATGCCCAAACCAGAAACACTTGCAGCAACCGAAACAACTCAAACAGTAGTAATACCAACTACCCAAACCGATACTACGGGAACTCAGGTAGCCGCAACAACTACGACAACCCCTGCTCCTGAATTTTCTTTCGATACGTTAAAGACAAAATTTGGTTATGAAAAACCAGAAGACGCTTTAACCGAAATCGAGCAGCTAAGAGCGGCAAGAGAGAAATATAATTCTCCTGTCGCAGACGAGGATATTGAGTTTGAGAATGAATTTTCAGAAAAACTTTTCAAAGCGGTAAAAGCAGGTAAAACAAAAGAGGTTTACCAAATGCTTGCTACACAAGAAAAAATAAACGAATTAACTTCTATTGAAGTTTCAAAAGACAATGCCGCCGATATTATCAAATACGGTATGCAGTTGAAATATAAGAATCTTACACCCGAACAAATAGATTACAAATACAGCAAACAATTCGCTGTCCCCAAAAAACCCGTTCAAGATACCGTTAATGAAAGTGATGAAGATTACGAGAACAGGTTAAATGAATGGAAATCTCAAGTTCAGGATATTGAAATGGAAAAGATGATTGAAGCTAAACTCTATGTTCCCGAACTTGAAAAAGAAAAAGCCACTTTAGTTTTACCAGATATACCAGAAGATGAAGGCTACCTTAACTATAAGAAGATGGTTGAGGAGCAATCAAAATTGAATGAAGAAGTTGTAAATGCTTACAAAACTTTCACACCAAAATCATTTGAAGCAAAATTAAATTTTAAGGATGAAGCCTCGAAGATTGATTTTGATTTTCAGTATGAACCGGATGCGGAAAGTTTTAAAAAAACCATTGAAGCCCTTTCTACCCCAAACAAATTGAGCGAACTCTTTTTAAAATCAGACGGAACAACTGATAGAGAAGAATTTGCTAAAGTGATTTATTTTGGGTTAAACAGGAACAGGATTTTAACGGAAGCAATGAAGCAAACAAAAAATGCAACGATTAAAGCTGGATTACCAGACAATTCAAATGGTGGATTGGTAAAACAAATGCCACAGTCGCAGCAATTATCAGATTTTGATAAACAAATGCAAGCGAGCTTGGCAATAGGTGGACGGAGATAAAATATTCTATTAAAAACTAAATTTTAAAGTTATGCCTTCAGCGATAGTAAGGGGTGCAACTGGTCAACCCGGCCCGATAGCATACCCAAGTGGGATAACAACAGCGATATTCAATGATTTGAATTTTGTTATTCCCGATTACATTCCCGGACTTATCGCAAAGTATGGGAATAGTTCATATATGCTTGCAATGGAAATCTTAGGAAATACTGTTGTTGAGCAAGTGAACACACAAACAAACACATTTTCTCATTTTGAAAAAGGAAGAATCTTTGGTTCTGCCTTAGTAGCTCAAAATGTTACAGGAATCGTTTCGGGAGCAGATGTTGTAGCTGTCCTGAAATACCCAGAATCTTATGATGATACGGCTGGCACACAAGCCCCCTTTGCTCTTTTACAAACCATCAAAGTTCGTTCTAATGGTCGTAAAGCAAGAGTAACTGCTATTACAAGAACTGCAACCGCTTTCCAAGTCACCCTTCATCCATTAGGAGATTATGCTTTGATTACTGGTACAACTGGTTCACAGCTTAATGCTAATGAAGGATTGGAGTTAGTGGGTAATCAGTTGGCAGGGCAGGCTTCAGATAGTCAAACAACTCTTCAATCGAAACTGTATCGTTACGACAATACGGCTACCGTTATTCGTGCTTCTGTTAAATCAACCGACTTAGCAAGCATGAACAAAACACAGATTGATTTTGGCGGTGGAAACTTCTACGAGCCTTATTTAGCAGTAAAAGAGATGAATACCAGAATGATGATGTCTATTGAAGATGCTGTCATGGAGGGTGTTCCTTCTGCTAATACCGATGATACGGGTACAGCGGGTGTTCTTCCTGATGTAGAATCAAGAGGTTCAGAAGTGGACTATGTAGCAGGAGCATTTGCGGTTGGTGACTTCCAAAATGTAACACAAGTTTTGGATGCCAATGGGGGGCCTCCTGAATATCATTTCCTCCAAGACCTTTTACAACGTCAGGACATCAATAATCTTTTGTTCGGTATTTATAAGAATGGAGCTATCCGTTATGATTCAGTAGGTTTCAGCCAAGAAGCTGCTACTACTTACGGATTCAAAGGGTTCTCTACCGATACATTTGATTTCCACTTCCACCGTTACAAAGGATTTACTGCACAAGCATTATATGGTTATACTCCAACACAAGGAGATTATCGTGCAAACTTTGGTTTTGCCGTTCCTCAAGGAATGACACAAGATGCAAAGGATAGCGAAACAAGACCATATATGCAATGGGTATATCAGCAAAATCCTGATATTCCAGCAGGAATGAGAATTTATTCATGGGAACTCGGTTACACTAAACCAACCAAAACTACCATAGCTGAAAACAGGTATGAGCAGATTTCTTACGTTGGTTCAAGAGTAACTGCGGCAGAACAATTCGTTATTTTAAAAGGATTGATTTCTTAGTTCTTATTTTATTAATCAGGAAGGGGAGCAATCCCCTTCTTTTAAAATTTTAAACAATGGCAGACGCTACATTAACAATGGAAGCCCCATTATCCAAGAAGGGAGGAAGGATAACGGTTACGGTTGAGGGCGAAGAAGTGATAAAAGATTCTCCCGAACATTTAGCTCTTTCACAAGAATTTGATTTAGGGAAAAGGTATATGTTTGAATTAGCCTCTAAAAATCCAGAAAGGATTTATCCCGTTATCAATATGCGAACCAAACGTCCTGCAATCCTTCCAGAATATAAACCGTTTCAGAATTTGGTTTATACTTCTCAAATAATCTGGAACGGCAGGAGAAGAATGATTCGTTATTATGATGGATGCGATACAATCTTCGTGGACAAACAACCAAAGGATAGTGAGCTAATCAAACAATTAATTTCTCAAACAAGGCGCAGAAATTTTACCGATGGTTATATTGGCTTTACAGGAGATGAAAGGATGCTTTTACTCTATCTATACATTTGCAGTTGGAATGGCAACAGTCTATTCAGAACAAGAACAGCAAGTACCGTTTTTGTTCCCGTAGATTCAGATATTAAAATTGCAAACGAAGCAGAAAGATTAGATGCAATTGAAGAAGCTCTTGCTCTTGCCAAAAATGCCACAGCGCAGAAGATGTTCATTCATGGAGAATATTTGGGAATATCCAGAGAAGACCAAAATTCGGGAAATGAATTGACTGAAAAGGAATTTAGGATTAAATACCGCAAGGCAGCACAAGAAAATCCTAATAAATTCATTGAGAGTTATGGTAATAGGTCAATAGAGATTCAGTATTTTATTGACAAGGCTTTAGAGAGGGGTATTATTAGCAATAAGCTAAATCCAAATAAAGCAACATGGGGAACAAATAACGCAGAGATATGTGATATTTCGGGGCTTCGTTCACAAGAAGCTATTTCGCAAAAATTGTTTGAGTTTTCCCAAACAGAAGAAGGTGCAGAATTTTTAGTACAATTAAAGGCATTGAGTGAAAGTCTTTAATAAGTAATATGAATTTTAAAATTTAATAATCCAAAGTCCTGCTTCGGTGGGACTTTTTTACTTTATTATGGCAGACTTTGTAATATATAAGATAGTATCTCCAAAAGGAAATGTATATATAGGGAAAACAAATAGTTTTAAAAAGAGAATGGATTGGTATAGGTCTGGTTTCAAATTAGAAAAACAACCATTAATATGCAGGTCTATAAAAAAATATGGATTACAAAATCACTCCATAGAAATAATAGATGAAATTAATGGTAATAATGATTTTGCATCTGACAAAGAAATGTTTTGGATTCGTTCTTATATGTCAAATAGATGTAAATATCCTCAACAAAAAGGCTTGAATTTAACTGATGGCGGAGAAGGAATGTCGGGGTATAAACAAAGTGATGAAATGAAAAGGAGGTTATCTGAAAAAATGAAAAACAATCCAACTCAAATGACAAGGTTAAAAACATTAGCAGTTGGGCATATTGGTGCTTATAAAGGCAGGAAAAGACCATCGTGGGTTGGAGAAAAAATGTCTAAAACCACTAAGGGAAGACCGCTATCGTTAGCGCATAAGAAAGCATTAAGTTTAGCAAAAAAGGGCAAGAGGTCAAATAATAAAAGACCAATATTAATATTTAAAAAAAGTGGAGAATTTGTCTCGGAATATTTATATGTGAAAGATGCCATAAAATCAATTAATGGTACACAAAGCGCAGTATATAAAGTATTAATTGGGGAAGCTACTCATCACAAAAATTATACATTTAAATATAAATAATGAATTGGGACGTGAATATGGTGTATTTATTGTTACAAAAACTTTCTCGCAAAAACCAAGCGGGGGGAATTTCTGCTTCTGACTTTTTTTATATATGGAACGCAGAACAACAATCTTACTTTGATGATTTAACTGGAAGATGGCAAATAAGAAACAATACCAAAACCGGAATAAATACAGGGTTAGTGGTAGATGAAACCGTCTTACAAGATTTAGCTCCTTTCACAATTCCAATTACATTAACTGTAAGCGCAGGAAAAGCATCAAAGCCAGATGATTTCTTTTTTAGGATGGCATTGAGGGCGGATGGGAAAAAAGTTCAATTCATTAATCCCGGACAAATAAGTTATGTAAACGAAAGCGTAATTGATACTCCAAGTATAGTTAATGGTAAATATTACGCAACAGAATATGAAGACTATTATTTAGTGCTTCCTTCGGCAACACCAAGCATTGATTTAGATTATATCGCTACTCCAGAAGATGTAGTGTGGGGATATGTTTTTGATGCAGATGGAAGACAAATTTATAGCCCACTAAGAAGTGTGCAACCCAAGTGGGCAAATGCAACCATAATCACCATTACAAAAAGAGCATTTGATAATATGGGCGTAAGCTATAAAGATGCTGATTTTACAAATTTTGGAAGAACCGCACAAGTAAGCGGAGATTAAAATTTTAAACAATGGCAAGTAGTTTAACAAGGTCAACATTAGCGGTAACGATTTCAGAGGTCATTACTCTGAATGACCAATTATTTAATAGTGAAAATCAAGCGTTGATTACTGATGTTTATAAGATTGATGAAAGAGGAATGTCGTTGCCAACGGATTCAGAAACTACTATTTGTTTATTTGCTACGCAAGATGCAGCAGGAACGTTTGTAAGAGATAAAACAAAATATGTTCGTATCACTAATAAAGATACCGTAAACTATGCAAGGATAAGAGTAAAGAAAAATGGAGCAGACGCTTTTGATATTCGGTTAGACCCTTCTCAATCAATGATGATGGGAAACGCAAAATTGAATGTATCGGAAACGGCTTCTTCATTTGTAACATTTCAGGATGCAGATACAATAAGCGGTCAGGGGTGTGGAGGAGCAGTAGATATTGATTATTTCATAGCATCAACTTAGAAACATGACAATAGATATTTCTTTAAAAGATTGGATTTTACAGATAACGGGTATTGAAATTTGGAAACAAAAAACTATTGGGAGAAGAAATCAAAATAATTCTCCCCAACCAGTTCACACCACACCAAATACTCCATCAGTAGAATCTGATTTTTTAATAACGGAAAATGGTAATTTCTTGATAACAGAAAATGACAACTTTTTAATTACAGAATAAGATGGCTCAAATAGTATATACAAAGGCGCAGTTAGTTGAGAGGATTCAAAAACATTTGAACAATGGATTTCCGGGAAGTGACTGGAAAATCTCAACAAATGAAATGCTATTGTATATTGATACTAACATTCCCTTTATTCTCAAGGGGCAAATGTTCGATAATGCTAAAGTTACGGGGGTAATTGATGTTCCTGAAGCCTTTCTTGTAACTTATAATTATACTATTTCTTCTCAAGATAATAATACAAAAGAGTGGTATATCACATTAGCCCAACCACCACTTGCTTTGCCAACAGGATATGATATTACACAGGTTTATTTAGCTAATCCTGCTGATGGAAAAAGCCAAAATGCGTACCCTATAAAAGTAAAAAGAGTTCCCTATAGAGATTATATGCCAAAGCCAAATGGTTTTTTTTACAGAGTAAGTAATGGGCAAAAGCTTTATCTGAAAACAAGTGATGGAAGTTCTTTGTATGGGTATAGTTTATTTGTTGAACAACCAGTAAGCAGGACAGATGATATTAATGCAGCAATGACATTACCAGATGATGCGATTGAAATGTTGTTTAATAAAACAGTAGCGACAATATTACAGAGGTATAATATACCACAAGATATAGTGCAGGATAATTTACCAGCAGGAAATAAAACAAGTTAAACATGGCATTTTCATCAGATGTTGTATTAACGCAATCTTATCTTGTTGTAACACCTGATTTGGATTTTACGCCTGAAGTATCATTGAGTGCGGTAGGAACAAATTTGGGGCAAGTGGTAGCATATAGTCCTTTGGTTGATGGAGTAAATGTTTATGATATTGTTTTGTTTATGGATAAAGGGCAGCAACAAATTTCACAACCAGAAACTAATTCGAGACTTATTTTAATAGAATATAATGACATTATAATTGTTAATCATCCACCACCATTACCGCCATAATATATGATAGTATTTTCTGGAACTACAACGGGTGAAGTTACTGAGGTGGCAAATGGTATTCCATTTGGAGTAATGTCATTCTCTATTGTGATGAATAGCGCAGGAAGTTTAGAGATTGCTATTGGTAATGATGATGGGTATGTAAAAATATGGGCAGCAACAACTTTAAATACATTGGATAAAGTTTATAATGATGACCCAATAAGGGTGCAATCTGATAAAAAAATTAAGATAACAACAAGTAGTTCTTGTGATTATTATTTTTCAATAACATGAGCATAGTTGTAATAGATAGATATGGTAATCGAAAGATTATAATGGTAACAACTTCGGTTGGAGTATCTGCTGTTACTTCTGCTCAACTTGCCGATGAGATTTCTGCTCGTTCTGCTGCTGATGCTGCTTTGTCTGTAAGAATTGATGGCGTAAGTGTTGGCGGAGCATCTGTTACTTCTGCTGAATATACTTCATTGGTTAATAGAGTTAGTTCTAATTCCACTCAAATGACTTCTGCGGATAATGCCATTAGCGCAGCCGTAGCAGTTGTTTCAGCTAATGTAACTTCTTTGGCTTCAGATGTTGGACGTATTTCTTTAAATGTTTCTGCAATGTCCACTAAGATTGATACGGTTAGTGCTGCGGTGGCTGTGGTATCTGCAAATGTTACTTCGCTTGCGTCTGATGTTGGGAGAATATCAACCAATGTTTCTGCTATCAGTACAAGAGTTGATGTTGTTTCAGCAAATGAAGCATCCTTAGCAAGTGATGTTGGAAGAATTAGTCTAAACGTATCTGCTATGTCCACAAAGATTGCAGATAATACTTCGGCAATTCAAGCCAATAGTGCGGATGTAACAAGTTTGAAAAATAGAGTTTCCGCAATATCGTCCAATGTAACATCTATTTCAGGAAGATTAGATACCGTATCGGCTGCGGTAACTTCTGTTGCTGCAACCGTATCAACTAAGAATCAAAAAATAACAATAGATAATCAGGGAAGTGCAACTATAACAGACCCTGCTACAATTAATTTCTTTGGTAATGCCGTTAGCACTTTTGTTAGTTCGGGAGTAACTAAGATAAATGTTTCTGCTGCGGCAGGAACAGGAAGTGTAACCTCTGCTGATTTTGTTTCATTAAGAAGTGTTGTGCAAGCTAATTCTGCTGATGTTACTTCGTTGAAAAATCGTGTAAGTGGAATATCTTCTAATGTTACCTCATTATCGGGAAGGGTAGATACAAATTCCGCCGACCTTACTTCATTCAAACAATCAATAAATAATTTTGGAGATGTTTCAATTTCTTCTCCAACATCCGCACAAGTATTAAGGTATGTAAGCGCAAGTGGTCAATGGGTAAATCAAACTATAACCGCAGGTGGTGGTAGTGTAACTTCTGCCGCTTATACTTCTTTGGTAGATAGAGTATCCGCAAATAGTACCCAAATGACAAGTGCTGATAATGCTATTTCGGCAGCGGTAGCTGTGGTATCAGCAAATGTAACTTCTTTAGCCTCCGATGTTGGTCGAATATCATTAAATGTATCGGCAATGTCCACAACGATTGCCACCAATTCGGCTGACGTAACTTCTTTAAAAAATAGAGTATCTGCAATTTCATCTAATGTTACTTCTCTTTCAGGAAGGGTTGATACAAACAGCGCAGACGTTACATCATTAAAAGATAGGGTGTCCGCAAACTCAACAGTCGTAACAAATATTTCAGCAAATGTTACTTCAATCGCAGGACGCTTAGATACTGTAAGTGCTAACGTAACTTCATTGGCAAGTGATGTAGGAAGAATAAGTTTGAATGTATCTGCAATGAGTACAAAAGTAGATACGGTTAGTGCGGCAGTTGCAACAGTTTCGGCAAATGTTACTTCTTTGGCATCGGATGTAGGAAGAATTTCTTTGAATGTTTCTGCCATGAGTACATTGGTGGCTAATGTAAATTCAGCCGTACAAGCTAATAGCGCAGATGTAACTTCATTGAAAAATCGTGTTAGTGCAATATCAAGTAATGTAACTTCAATCGCAGGTCGTGTTGATACTAATTCGGCTGATGTGACAAGTTTAAAAGATAGGGTGTCTGCAATTTCTTCTGATTTAACATCTACACAAAATAGGGTAAGTACTATATCATCCAACGTAACTTCGATTTCTGGCAGAGTAGATACGGTATCAGCAAACGTTACAAGTCTTGCTTCCGATGTGGGAAGAATTTCAACTAACGTATCTGCAATGTCAACAAAAGTTGATACAGTAAGCGCAGCAGTAGCATCCGTTCAGTCTATTGTTAGCACACTTCAATTTCCCGCAATAGAATCAGTAACTACAAGTTCTTATACATTTAGTGCGGGGGATAATGGGAAAGTGAAATATTTTACTTATTCAACAAGCGCAATCAATATAACCGTTCCCACCGGACTTGCTTCAGGATGGGAGGCCACTATATTTAGGGAAACAAATGCAAAATCAATAGTACTATCAGCAGCAGCAACAGTTTCGGTAGAGGCGCAAGCATTAACATTAGCAGCAGCAAAAACAGCAGCTACGATTATACATAGGGGTTCAAATAATTTTATTGCAGTTGGAGCATTTGAACAAGCAACAGCAGGAGGTGGTGGTAGTGTAACAAGCGCAGAATATGTTTCTTTAGTTGATAGAGTAAGCGCAATTTCATCAAACGTAACAAGTATTTCAGGCAGAGTAGATACTAATTCAGCTAATGTAACTTCTTTATCTGGCAGAGTTGATGCCAATTCTGCTCAAATGACATCAGCCGATAATGCTATCTCTGCGGCACAAGCAGCTACAAGTGCAGCCCAAAATGCCACATCCGCAAGAGTGCAAACCATATCAGCAGGATTAGGAGGAGTTCAGTTGGCTATTGTAGGTACGTTGCAATCTACTTCTGCTGCCGCATTAGCAAAAATAAGTGGGCTTAGTTTATCTCTTGCTGCTAATGCCGTTTATCAACTTGATGGATATTTTATGCACAACGGAAGTGCATTAAGTGTATTTGGTTTTGGTATTTCTACATCTGCTACTACTTTTTTAAATGTAACAGGAAGATGGTTCGGTAATTTCTCTATCGCTAATAATTTTGGAACAAGTTCTATGTCTGCAACTTTTGCACAAGTGGGATTCTTTAATGAAGCAAGTTTTGGGTCAGTAACGTATTCGGCATTGTGTTCTGTTAATGCTACACTCGGAACAGAAATAAAAGCATTAATAGCTACCAGTACAGCAGGGGGAAGTATTCAGTTTAAATTTAAGTCGGGAGGTAGTGGTGTGCTTAGAATATTGGCGGGTTCATTTGTAAAAGCATTTAAGTTGGCTTAATAATATTTTTTATGGAAGTAAAAGGCAAATTAGATTTTTCAGAAAAACATAAAACAAGCTATTGTATTCCGTCTGACATTAGAGACGTACAGATACTTACCAATATTAAAAAAGTAAAAGAAAGAATACAACAAGAAGAATTAAAAGACGAGCCTATTGCTATTGTTGGTTTTGGTGGTTCTTTAAATGATACATGGGAAGAAATAGGAAAGTTTAAAAATATTTTTACTTGTTCGGGCGCACATAAATTTTTATTGGACAAAGGATTTAAATCAACCGATTTCAAAAGATGGATGCACAATGATCTTGACCCAAGACCGCATAAAGTAAAACTTTTAGGAGATCCGCAAGATGGAATTGAATACTATGCAGCTTCAACTATCCATCCAAACTATATTGATAAGTTAAATAGCTTTGATTTAAAACTATGGCACATATTCGCCAACGAAGATGATGGATTCAGAATATTGCCACATGGAGAATTTTTGTTTACAGGAGGGAGTGATGTAGGGATGAGAACATTAGTGCTTGCAAGATTCTTAGGGTATAGAGAATTTCATGTATTTGGATTTGATGGTAGCGTACACAAAGTATCGGGCTTCCATGCAGCCGAACACCCGAACAAACCGCCACATTGTTTTGAAGTAGAAATAAACGATAAAACATTTTTAACCACGCCAGCACTTCTTGAATGTGCAAAGCAATTACCAAGAGAGATAGACGAGCTTTCTGATGTAACAACTAAGTTTTATGGAGAAGGAATTGCCCAAGAAATAATGAGAGATTATAAAAGAAAGGCTAATTATAAATCGGGTTATTTATGGATGAATAAAGAAAGATTAATAAGTGATGAATATATAAACCTAAATGCCGAATTACACGAAAGAAATACAAGTTATGGAACTGGTGGAGCAAAACACGCAGAGACAGTAAAAAAACTTGTCAAAACATTAATCACAGAAGATAATCCAATTCCTTCTGTATTGGACTATGGCGCAGGGAAACAGTTTTTAGCAAAGGCATTACCATTCCCAATATGGTCTTATGACCCCGCTATTCCTGAAATTTCAGAGATACCCAAACCAGCAGACCTTACAATTTGCACAGATGTATTGGAACATATAGAACCTGACAAATTAAACTTTGTTTTACAGGATTTGAAAAGATGCGTTAAGCAAATTGGATATTTTGTTATCAGTACAAGACAGGCAGTAAAAACGTATGCTAACGGCAAGAATACTCACTTGATTGTTAAAGATAGAAATTGGTGGGAAAAGATGTTGTCAAAATATTTTTCAATCCCTCCAAATGGTATAACAGAAAAAAAAGACGTAAGTGAATTGCATATTGTGGTTGCACCAAAACTAACTGAAGAAAAAATAAAAGAAGATATAACTGAAGTGAATGGTATTAAATTCCATACACCAAATGAACTTACCAAATGGAGAGCCAATACCCTTCTCACAAAAGAACCATGTACGATTGAGTGGTTAAATGGGATGAAAAAAGATGCTGTGTTTTTTGATGTAGGAGCTTGCGTAGGAAGTTATTCGATGATAGCCGCTAAGAATGGTATGCAAGTATATTCTTTTGAACCAGAGCCAGAAAATTTTGCATTACTTGAAAAGAATTTTGAACTAAACGGGTTTAATCCATCGGCATTTTGTATAGCAGCAAGCGATGAAAAAAAAGTAAGCAATCTATATGTAACTAAAGGAGGTGCAGGACAAAGTTTTCATCAATTCGGAGAAGGGGAAAGTAAGATTAAGAAAATGTGTATGGGAGTTCCCCTTGATGATTTTTTAGAGATGGGATTGCCGCACCCTGATTATTTAAAAATTGATGTAGATGGATTTGAGCCAAAAGTAATTAAGGGCGCAGAAAAAATATTACAGAACGGATTAACTTCTTTACTTGTAGAAGTAGATACCAATAATGAAGAACATAAAAAAATGGTAGAACATATTTGCTCATTAGGGTATGAGTATGATGAAAAGCAAGTAGATAAAGCAATGAGAAAAGAAGGAACATTTAAAGGAGTTGCCGAATATATTTTTAAAAAAATAAAGATGCCAACAAAAGACAGAATTACAGGCGAAGTCGTAGAGGACTTTCTGTTTATAAAAAAGGCTGAAATGATTGATTATCCATTTAATTATTTATACATTAATGGATTTTTTTCGCCTACCACATATAGCAAGCTGGTAAATAATTTTCCAGAAAAATACGAACCAATAGAAAAAACAAGAGGAACAAAGGGCTATCCAAAGAGGTTTACGGCTACTTTGGATAATGGGTATTGGAAAGACGTTAGTGATGTTTTATTAGATGGCAAATTTAAAAAAGTTCTTTTAGATAAATTTAATATTAAGGGCGATGGATTTACGGAAGATTTATTATTGGTTAGGGATTACGAAGGCTATCAAATACCACCACATACCGATTCATTAAGGAAGGTAATTACTGTTTTACTTTATTTACCAGAAGATAACAGCATCGAACACGAAGGAACAAGTATCTATGTACCAAAAGAAAAAGGATTTACTTGTGATAAAGGGATTCATTACAATTTTGATGATTTTGAAAAGGTGTGGACTGCTCCATTTAAACCAAATTCAGCATTAATATTCGCAAGAACAAATAACAGTTTTCATGGAGTAGAGCCAACAAACAGTCAAGTAGAAAGAAATGTTTTATTGTATAATATTAATAAGAAATGAAAAAATGAGTACTTGTGTTGAAAAATCCATAAGGATAGAAATAACAAAAAAGATAAAAGGATTGCCGTATAAAAAAGGAGAAATTCTTAACGTTACCAAATCGTTAATGAGGCAACATAATGGAAAGTTGTATTATAGCAAGGAATATTATGATTATGAAGTGCCAAATGGACGTGGCATATTATTCCATGAAATCCCTATAAAACATTGTAAAGTAATAAAATGAAAAAGTACAATATATACATGGGATATGACAGCCGTGAAAAGTTAGCTTATGAAGTAGCTAAATTCTCTATCCTTCAAAGAACAAATGATAAAGAAGTGAATATCATTCCCATTGATCGCTTCACCACTAAGAGCATTTTAAAACGTCCTGTAAGAATAGAAGGTTATCAATTATATGATGAGATTTCAAGTGCTCCAATGAGTACAGATTTTGCAATTGCAAGATTTTGTGTGCCATTTTTACAAAATGAAGGATGGGCATTATTCATTGATTCAGATATTATCTGCCTTGAAGATATACGAAAACTATTTTCATTAGTAGATGATAAATACGCTGTGATGTGTGTGAAACATAGCCATATTCCAAAATCAGATGAAAAATTCCACGATGCCGGAATGATACAAACTACCTATGAAAAAAAGAATTGGTCAAGTTGCATTTTATTCAACTGTTCTCATCCTGCAAACAAAAATCTTACGCTTGAAAAATTAAATACATGGAGAGGGTTAGACCTTCATCAATTCAAGTGGTTGCAAGAAAGTGAAATTGGGGAATTAAATCAGGAATGGAACTTTTTAGTAGAAGTGAATGAGGGAAATTTGGAAGAACAGAAAATATTGCATTACACAAACGGTCAGCCCGGATGGGGCGAAAAATGGATTCCACATCCAACAGATTATATGTGGAATAAAGAGTATCAAAATTATCGTGAACAATATTATGGAGTAGCACTTTAAAAAAATGTTTGCAGCAAAAGGAGTCATATCGTCAAGTTATTTACCCGCATCTGGTTACGACCCAAGCGCACAAGCCTTTTTTACAGCAACAGGCATAACAGATTTAACAATTAAAGATGCTGTTAATACTTTAGTGTTATCTGCAAAATCAAATGGATGGTGGACAAAATGCACAACTATCTATCCAATGGTAGGAGGAACATCTACAACTTGCAAGTATAATTTAAAAGATACCACCGCTTATACATTAACAGAACACGGAACAATATCGTATGCAAGCACAGGAGTTACCGGAAATGGTTCTACTGGATATTTAGATACAGGATTAGCCGCAAATGTTCTTAGTCAGAATGATTACCATATTTCATTTTATAGCCGAAGCAATATAAATAATACCGAAGTAGAAATTGGTTCAAGGGGAAGCAATATTGATAATGATTGTTTCTTAGAAATAAGAACATCTGACACCACTTATTTTGCAGAAAACTCAACAGTAGTCAACACTATTAATTTTCTTGATACCGATTCAAGAGGATTTTATTTAGGAGAAAGAACTACCTCTACTCACTCTGAAGTATATAGAAATGGTACATCAAAACAAACCGGAGGGCAAACAAGCGCAGCATTAAATTCTCAAAATATTTATATCTGTGCATTAAACAATAACGGGACAGCAGCTTTTTTTTCAACGAAGGAATGTGCTTTTGCAACAGCAGGATTAAGTTTAGGTACAACGTTAGAAACAACCATGTATTCGGATATTCAAGTATTTCAAACAAGTTTAAGCCGCCAAGTATGAGAAATAGAATTAAATACAGCAATCAAAATGACCCTGCAAACTTTTATACCATAACATAATGATAAAAAATGTAATTTTAATACGAAAATCCAATATTCCAATCCATGAGTAATACACCCAATATAGGTACGCTTACTCCTTTGAAAACTATTGTCGCTTATTGCCTTGATGAAAGCGATAAAAGCGTTGGAGATTTTGATAAGTGTTGGATATTAGCTTTTAGAGGATTAGTAGATGCCAATTACGATATTGCAGCCCAACCAAAAACGGTAAGACTTCCGGTATTAGGCAATCAAACAATTCCTTTACCTGCCGATTGTTTATCCGTAAGTAAGATTGGTATATTAAATGAGAAAGGAGAAATAAATGCCCTTAAAATAAATAATGCTCTTACTACATGGAGAGACAATAACCCAAATAGACTTCAAGACTTAGTACCAAATATCAATGACGGTATTGGCAATTTCCCAATTATCCCTTTCTATAACTATTATTATGCAGGAGGAGTTTATCAGTTATATGGGGTTGGAGGTGGATTAATAACTTATGGTGATTGTAGAATAGACGAAAGAAATCGTGTTATTATTTTCAATGAAGATTTTCAATACCATGATGTAATGTTAGAATACATTACTGCTCCTGAAAAAGACACCGATTTTCAAGTACCAACTTGTATGCAGGAAGCTATTGTGGCTTTTGTAAAATGGAAATTGAAATTAGCAACACCGCAAGATTATTATGCTGAATTAACCAAAGCAAGAAGAAGAATGCCGAATAAAAAATTCATATTACAATCATTCAATGAAGTTATAAGACGCGCAGACGCACAAAAATTAAGATCGTAGATGCCGCAACCAGATTTAAAACAGTTAATGGGGTTCTTAAATTCCGATGATAACAACGAAACCATCGGACAGAATCATCACAAGATGGCATTTAATATGCGGTTTAGAGGTATGCCCGGAAATCTGCGTGGTGAATCTGTTCCCGGAACAATAAAAATAACCAACAATGACTTACCAGTAGGGGATAACGAATGTATTGGTAGCTTTTACGATGGATTGAAACAAAGAATTATTTGGTTTAATTGGAATAGTAATGACAGGCATGGTATTTACCAATATTCATTAGCCACACAAACCATTACCCCTCTTTTTATTTGCTTTACTAATAGTCAAACAGATATTTTAGGATTTGATTTAGACTTCCCTATTGCATCAGTAAACGTTCTTTATACAACCGATGCGGATGGAGATATTATTCATTGGGTAGCGAGGAATAATCGTCCCATGAAATTAAACATCAAAGACGCTTTGGCTAATACTTATGGTAGTAATTGGCTGGAAGAATATTTAACAGTAGCAAGACCGCAAATAACCATACCTCCTGTATGTAGCTATACCAATGATGCAACAGTTAATATAAATAATTTAAGAAAAAAACTTTTTGAATTTAGAGTACGTCCAATTTATAAAGATTTTACAAAAGGCACATGGTCGTCATGGAGTAAAATACCATCTCCCGCAAATCCAGATAGTATTGCAACCGACATTGACCCAACAAAAAATAACCGTATTGATATTATCATACAAACAGGAAATGCGGATTGTACTTCTTTAGAGATATGTGCAAGAGAAAGTCAAGCCTCAAATGCTCAAAACACAGAGCCAACGACAGCAGATTTTTCAGACCCTTATAGTATAGTTACATTAAAGAAAACAGATTTTTCTATTCCAGACAATGCGCTTTATACTTATCAATTTTTTAATGATGGAGCATACCTTCCTATTGATATTGAAGAAAGCGACTTAGAATGGGATAGAGTTCCTTATCGTGCTAATACCCAAGAATTACTAAATGGGAATGTTATTATCTATGGTGGTATAACCGAAGGATATGATTTTGGAGAAACATTAAATGTAACATCTTCTATAACTACCATTGACAATACATCTAATATAGGATTGACTATATTTTTAGTCTCTCAAACTTATAGGCTTGACTATTATTTTAGTGGAGGAGTTACAAACGTAGTTTCTGTTACATTAAAATTTACGGCTGATGCAGTACAAGGAATTACTAATGGAACGGTTACTTATGTATTAAGTCCGGGAGATAATCTTACCAACGTTATCAACGGTTTGTTTGCTCAATTTCCAATTGCCGGGACTCATGCTAACTTTGTTGCTCAATTAAATGCGCCAAATTCAATTACGGTTTTTGCCAGAGATCATTTTACATCACAACTCGACCCACTAACGGGTTCGTTTACTATTGATACATCAGGTAGTTCTCCCACAGATATTAGTATAGCAACCTACCATCCTCGTTTCAGATATACTTTTGTATTAGTTTATATGGATGATTTTGGCGTAAGCGATGGAGCGCATTTACAGGCATCAACAATGAGTTTGTTAATGCCAGAGGAAACGACAACAGGAGGGTTAGCATCGCAGATTCCGCAAATAACTTTTAATATTTTTCATCAACCTCCGATATGGGCTACAAGATTTTCATGGGCAAGAACGATTAATTTGACAGCAGTACGGACTTACCCTATTGTAACATATACCACTCAAAAAGATAATAATAGCGATTATGCTTACATGGAGATAACTCCTTATCAAACCAATAGCAATAATTATCCAGTTTATGATTTTGTTGTGGGAGACAGAGTAAGAATATTGGGAGAATTTGTGGCTAATAGTGCAGGTACGGTTAATGCTCTTGATTTTCCTATCGTTGATTTAGTAACAAACCCTATAATAAATGGTTCTACAAAAACAGGAATATTCGTTAAAGTGCCATTTAATACTGCATTGAATAATTTTGGAGCAGGCCATAATAATTGGTTAATAGAAATTTATACTCCTGCTCCCAATACTGTTACCGACCAACAGGTTTATTATGAGTTTGGAGAAACTTACCCTGTTTTAAATGCTGGTACAAGCACAAGGGCGCATGGGGGACAACAGCAAGACCAAATTGCAGGGACTCAACCCGCTATTTATAATTTTATAAGAGGAGATTTTTATCAACGTAGTCGAAGATATATTACGGCATCGAACGTATCTAATACAGTAAGTGTAATTGCTTCTTCTGTTTCCGATCTATATCCATCAAGAGTTCAAAGTATAGGAAGGCCATTTCAGATAGACCAATTTGCTGTACGAACATATTTTACCACAATGGTAAGATGGAGTTTACAATACGAGCAAAATTCATCTATTAATCAAACCAACCGTTTTTATCCATTAAATTTTGATGAAATAGACAGAGCAAAGGGGGCAATTCAAAGATTAAAAGTAAGAGATAGGGTGTTAAGGGTATTTCAAAATAGGGGTGTTGGTTCTTATGGTATTTATGCAAAGTTCATTCAGAACAATTCAGGACAATCACAACTTGTAACTACCGATGACATCATTACAAAAAACAATATTAATTATTATGTTGGAGAATATGGAATGGGCGACCAATATTGTAATTTAACAAGCGCATCCATAGCATCAAGAGATTATTTTATTGACCCCGTAAGAGGTTATCATATTAGGGTGAGTGATGATGGCATAACCCCATTGAATGAAAAATACAAAGGTCAATTTTATATCAGAGGATTGCTTATACCATACAATCAAACCATATTAAGAAGCAATGGAAGTTTGTCGAAGATATTAGGGTGTTATGATTACTTAGAGGAACAACCTATGGTTTTTTTGCAAGGGGGCATTCCGCTAAAAGATGTTTCAGTAAATAATTTAACTGCCATCGAATCTTTTTCAAATGCTCCTATTCGGTATAATTTATCCTTTTCTGGAGATGTAGTAGATGGAGATATAATTTCACTTCACTTAACCAATAATAATGCTACTTCAAAAGATTTTAGTTATACTGTTATTGCATCAGACACTAAATCTTCCATGATAGCAGCTATCATTTCTCTTATTAACACAGATGGAACATTTACCGCAACTACGCAAACGGTAGGTGGTAATTTGGGTATTCTAATTACATCTATTGTAGAGCCGGGATTGGGGATGGATTCGCAGAACACGGCTACAACTATTACTTATCCTACTATCATTTACCCCACGACTATTAATCCAAAGTCATTTTCTTTTAATGAAACAAGATTGGGTTATTGTAGTTTCTACGAAAACACAGAAGAAGCATTGAATCCAGATTGGATAACCTGTGCAGAAGAAACTATTTACTCATGGAAGAATGGAGATTTTTATGTTCATAATGACGATGGAGATAACAGAACATTTTACGGTGTACCATTCTATCCAAGCATTACTCTTGTCTTTAATTCTCAAATTGCAATTAAAAAAGTATTTAATGCGATTGCTTATCAGGGAAACCAAATTTGGGAAAGCGATACATTGGGGGATATAAATACTTCAATGGTCAGTCCTCAAACTAACTTACAACAAATTTCAAAACTGGTAGCAAAAGATTATGAGATACAAGAGAATGTAAGATATGCAGGATTGCTTAGAGATGCTAATAGTCTGCCAAATGCAAGATTGGCCTTGTGGGATGGGGCATTTCTTAATGGAAATTGGGTAGAAGTAAAACTTATTTATAAAGGAAGTAAATTTGGGTGGGTGTTTGCTCCATACGTTTTGTGGGAGCCATCCCCTCGTAATCTATAATTCAATATTCTATGGCAGATATATTATCAGCACTCAATCCTTTTGCAGCAGGAGCAGAAGCATTGGGCGGCTTAATTAAAATAGGAGTAGGGATAGGGCAACGAGCCAAAGGAAATAAACTCCTGAAAGAAGCTAATACAGAAGATTTAGCTAATCAAGCGGAATTTAAGAAAAACGCTTCTATCGGTTTACCGTCTGAGCAATATAACCAAGCCATGAAAAACATTCAACGGCAACAATTATTTGCTATGAGAAGCGCAGGCGATAGACGTTCGGGATTGGCATTATTACCAACTATACAAGATGCTACCAATACAGCTATTGGTAATTTAGATGTAACTAATGCACAAGCAAGAATGGCTAATCAAAATAAATTGTTGTCTTATAATGTAAATAAATTTTTGAGAGATAGAGAATACGCATTAGGGGTTAAGGGAATGGGTAATCAAAATTTGTTTGGAGGAGTTGACCAATTTGCAGCAGGAGGGTTACAATTCGGTGGTTCATTAGGAAATGGGAGTAACGGATATGGAAATTCAGTAAGCAGAAGTGCAGATACATATAGTAGTCCACATAGATAAAAAATAAAATGCCAAATCAACTTCCACAAGGTGATATTTTTGCTGTCGGGACACCGTACCTTGACAGACTTTCTAATCGTTTGTATGCTCATCAACAATTATTGGAGCAACAACGGATGAAAGAACTGCAATCATTAGATGATGATTTTAAAAAGTCAATTACCAATATAAGAAGTGCCGATATTCCAGAGTTTACCAAAGCCTATAATGATTATCGGATGGCAAGAATAAGCCAACTAAGAAAACCAGCTACCGATAGAAATGAATATTTTCAGCAACAACAGGACGTAAATCAAAAGTTAGCCAATGCTTATTCATTACTTAATGATAGTGTAACTGAAAAAGCAAGAGAAAAAGACTTAGCCACTAAAATACATGGAAATTGGAAAAACTATACCGATAATGCAAGCGATTGGCTAAAGACAAGAATGGGAGTGCCAACATCACAACTATCAACATTCACGACCAAAGATGAAAAAGGCAATCCAATTACTTATGATAGCGAAGAACCTATTTTATATAAAGGGGGTTTTGATTTTTCAAAAGACATTAAAAATGCTTATGGAGTCGCACAAAAAGATTTAGGGACAATAGATGAAACAAAAGACCCAAAATCTATTCAAAAAACCATTGGTAAATATAAGGGATATAATAGCCCATTTGCTGCTTATTCCCAATTAGTAAGTTCTCTTGCTGACCCAAGAAAAGCAAATTCATTCATAAAGACGCATCAATTTTCACCAGAAGTAGAACAGCAAATAGAAAACAGATTTAATTCAATAGTATCTAATCCAACGTATCAACATCTATACGGATTAACAGGAGATGAAATATTTCCAGCAGACGATACAGAGTTAGGTCATGCGGCTAAAATGGCTGTAATGCTTGCACTAACACCACCATCAAGAGAAGAAGTTTTAAAAACAGACGAAAAAGCAAAAATGGATTATGGGAAAGATATAGCATTTGAGAAAATGGACAAAGCAGATAAAATAGCAATGAAACATATCTGGTATAATGCCTCATTGCAGGGCAAAAGCGGCGGCAATTATAATGTTTCTGAATTGCAATTACCCGATGGAAGTACGGATTTAACTAAGCCATTGCAAGGAATAAATGTAAATAATATTGTAACGGGGAAAGCCTTTAAGTCTGACAATATCAAATATGACCCAACTACAAAACAAATTACCTATAATGATGTAGTGGATAATAAAGAATACACCATTCCTGCACAAAAATTCAGACAAATAATTTCAACCATCAATACAGTACAAGATTTAAAAATATATGATAATTTAATTCAAGGAATTGATAAAGCATATACCAAACCAAAAACAAGCAGTACACCAAAGAACAGACCGCCTTTATCAAGTTTCTTAAAAAAATAAATAATGCCTGACGGAGATAAAATACCATTTGATTATTTAGGAGCTAAGAAAGCAGGATATTCCGATTCAGAGATTCAAGGATTTTTGAAACAGAATTATAATTTTGATTTTGATATTACCAATGCAAGAACATCAGGATATTCAGATAAAGAAATAGCTGATTATATCACAGCATACGAGCCACCTTCAAAAAAAAAAGAAGTTGGTGGACTTTCTTCATTCATGCAAGGGATTGGTTCAGAAATTGGTGGTCAAGTTGGGAATGGCAAAGCCCCATTAGAAAATGTAATCACTCAAAAGACATTCAAGAAGAATGAACGTCCATTTGACCAAACAAAAGAAGAAGCAGTTACTTCAGCTACCAATAAGCTAAATGATATAATGTATAGCGAAGGGGAAGATTGGAAAGACCCCTTAAGAGCATCCATTAACGGATTAAAAAAATCAACTACACCCAAAGACGCAGCCACTCATTTAGGAGTAAACACACTCATTGAAAATGCTATCATGCCAACAGGCTTTGATGCAAAACAAACTTTGAATAATTCTATTTGGGGAAAATTAGATAACAATAATCTTACTTCAAAAGCATTAAGAGAAAAAGCACAACAATACGATATTGCAACTGCACCGTTAAAAGAAAGTTTTGACAATAAAGATTTAAATAATTTAAACGATTATTCAAAAGATGTTTATTCTGATTTATTGGGTAATGCAGCTATAAAAAAATATGCACAGGACAATCCGCAATTTCAAAAAGAATTAGATGCAACAGGCATAAGTCTTAATGACCCTGATTTATTTAATAGACTTCCAAGTGGTAAAAGAGGTGCAATATTAAATCAGGAATTACAAGATAAAGATTGGAGGACTTATATTGAAAAAGAAAATCCAAAACTTGCACCGATATTTGAGCATACTGCACAAAATCTTCTTACAAAAAATATTGATTACGGAATTAACCAAGTAGCTAATAAAGTAAGTAAAGCCGTTCAAGAAACAGGATATAACAACATAGAGCCAATATTTAATTTCCATAATAAAGGGCATGAGGAAATGAATGATTTGGTAGCCAAACAAGTTCTTAATCCACAAGAATACCAAATTTGGAATGACCATATAAAAGATAATCAATCTCAATACATGGATGAGCCTTCATTGTTTGAAGGCATCGCAAGCGGAATAAAAAATACTGCATCGGGGTATGCAAAAACATTTACAGAGCCATTTACCACAGCATCCCAAGCAGTACAAGATAAATGGGAGAAAGAAGCAAGCAATGTAAGTGCAGACCCGAAAGGATTAATGAAATACACAAGGGATTTGGGGAATGTTGTAGGATTGGTGGGTACAATAATGGCGGGTGGAAATGTAACTGGATTAGGTAACGCATCCAATACGGCAGTAGCATTTTTCGGAGACCAACTTGAACAGGGAAAACAAAAATATCCAGACAGCCCAATTAAAGCATGGACTTCGGCAGCAGTTAATACAACATTGTACGCTGCATTATCAAAAGATATATTTCCAACTGGAAAAATAAATCAGGCATTTAAAAGTATAGAACCAGAAGTTTCCAAAGTAGTAGATAATTTAACCACAGGAAATATTTCAAAAGAAATAGCAAGACAGCAATTAAATACGTTAGGTAAGAAAGCATTTGATTTTATTGGAGAGACATTAAAGGGCGGTGCAAAAATTTCAGCCGAACTTACTACACTTACAGGAATCAATAGAGGATTAGATAAGATAATGGGAATGGATGATAAAGCCTTTAGTGAATACCATCCTGATGATGAATTGGCAAAAACATTAAGCAATACATTTTTAACATTTCTTCCAGTTGCAGGAGCAGCAAGAGCAGGAGAAATGAGACAAAGAAATAAAGTAGCCGAAGAATCTTATTATCAAGCAGCCGCCAATCCAAAATATTTTAATAGAGTTATTGATGAATTAGCGGTAAAAGACCCAACCATTAATGCAGAAGAATTAAAAAATAATTTACAATTCCTTACTGATACAAAAGCAGAGTTAGATAAAAGAAAGATTGACCCAAAGAATCAGGGAAGATTTTTATTGGAGGCATTAAAAGAAAGAGCCAATCCAAAAGAAGAAAACAAAAATGCAGAACCGACTTTTCAGAAACAAGCACAAGAAGATAAAAAAGCATCTCAAGAAATAAAAGAAAGGATATTGAATGGAGAGGATGCTGATGCAATAATTACAAAAGCCGACCAAGAAAAAATTGATGAAGCAGAAGAAAAAAGAGTTGAACTTGAAAGACTTCAAAAGGACAAGGAATTAGATGACAAAGATTTCAAAGCCAAAAGAAGTGAATTGGACGGAAGAACCCCCGAAGATAAACCCAAAATAGAAAGACTTGAAGAAGATAAAAAAAGAAGCGATGAAGATTATCAAAGGGAAGTGGAAAAGCTAAGTCCAAAGCAGCCAGAAACCGAAACTCAAAGCCCCCCTACTGTAAGTAATGAGGTGAAGGGTAATGAAGTGGGGGATAATAAGATAGCTACTAAAGAAACAGATATTCCAGAAGAAGGTAAGCCGTTCCAATTTTCTTATTTAAGAAATAAAGAAAAAGCTCCTAATATGGGAGAAAGGTTTGGACAACACATAGAACCATCAGGAAAATATGTAGTGGTTAGTGATGGAGATTTTGCTAAAGGGAAAGAAAATTTTGAAACAGGAAATATGAGATTTGACAAACCACTTGTTATTGATTTTGGTGGTGGTTATGGAGAAGAAAGTAATTGGAAAAAAGTTTTAAGTAAAAGATATGATGATAAAACGGGAAAAGAATTAAGTGAAGCAATAAAAAAAGATGGGTATGATGGAATAGTAACAATATCAGAAGATAAAAACGGAACAAAATATACATCTGAAATAGTTGCATTAGACCCAAAAGAAATAAAAAATGAAAAATCAGAAAATGAAATTCAGCAGTCCACAGAAATTAAAGAGCCTTCAGTTACAGAACTTAATCAAGATAGCGGAGAGCCAGAAAAAACAGAACCTCCAAAAGAGCCTCCAACAGAAGCCCCAATAGAGGAAAAGCCTGAAGGTGGAAAGAAAAAAGCATTGGCTACAAGGCTTGTAGAATCCAAAAACATTCCAGAAGAAGCCCGTAAAGGGATTGAAGAAAAGGGGCTAAAATACGAGCCACAGAGCCGCGAAGAAGCAGCAACCATAGCCAAGACAATACTTGATGAAGCAGGCTTAGATGAAGCCATATTGCAGGCACAGGCAGGTAAATTTGGGGGAGATGTAAATACACTTGTCCAAACGGAAGCCCTAAACCGATTAGCTGAATTGTCGGACAAAGAACCCGAAGGGGCAACCAAATTTGAGTATGATAAAAAGTTTGCCGAAATAGCCACAAACCTTGATGAATGGTTAAGAACACAAGCCGGACGGGGAATATCCGCTTTGAATTACTTCTATAAAAAATCTCCTTTAGGTATTGTAATGATGGAAAATGCAAAAAGGGGAGAAGACTTCAAACAATGGTCAAAGCCAAAAGATAAATCATGGAAAGAGTTTTATGAGGAATTAAAAAAAGAACCTGAATTTGAACAGATATTCAAAGAAGAAGTAAAAGCAGAATTAAAAAAAGAAAGAGCCGAAGCAAGGAAAACAAGAACGAAAAAAGTAGATGAGTTTTTTGATAAAGCCAAAGATCAGTTTAAGGATAAAGGAGCAATGTATTCCACCATCATTCCTCCAAAAGTTATTACCGCAACATTGGAGGGGATGAAACGGGCCTATCATGCAGGGGAAGCGGTAGTTAAAATAGTACAAGATGCTATTGATTATGTTTCTGAAAAATTAGGACATAGTGATTGGGATAAAGAAAAGTTCAGAAAGGAATGGGAAGAAAAATTAAAAGATAAATTCACGCAATCTCCACTTGAAAAATATAAAGAAAGATTAAGGGGACAAATTGATGCACTTAACGAACAAATCAATAAGAAGAAACGAAACATAAAACCAGAAACAAAAACTGAATTAGATAAAGAAGCCGAAGATTTAACCAAGCAAAGAGATGAACTTAAAAAACAACTTGATGAAATTGTACCTATAAAAGAAACAGAGGAATATAGAAAGAAGTTCATTGAACGATACAGAAAGAAACTAAGAGGACTTTCGGAAAAAGATAAAGATGAGGTTATCAGGCGTTCTTTCAAAGAACTAATTGAAAACGGAGCATTGGAATTTGATGATTTTAAAAAGATAATTGGACAAGTAACGGGAAGGGGAGAATTAACACCGGAGCAAGTAGCCAAAATGAAGGATTTGGTCAAGATGTTGAATGGCGCAGAAGAAGCGGGTAAGAAAGTTCAGGAGGAAAGAACAAAAGAATCATTGATTAATTTTCACGCAGCGCAATTAAAAGCAGGAAAAGCACATCGGGAATTGAACGAACTGTTCAATAATAAACCCGATATAGTAAAGCGATTAACTTCTATCATGCAGTTAAATACATTGGGTATTCCGTCTTTAATCAACAACCCAATTTATAATGTATTCAATCAAATGTTCGTAAGACTTCCTGTTGGATTGACAAATGATATAATTGATAGAACATTGGCTGCAATAGCTAAACTTAGAGGCAAGCCTTATGAAAGAGAATGGAATGTATTAGAAACACAAAAAGAATTTTGGAGAGGATTAGGATTAGGTGCAAAAGAATCAGCAGAACAATTATTGACTGGATTAAATAGACAAGACTATATCCAAAAAGAGGTTTATGGCCAGCAAATCAGACCTTTCCGAGCAATGAGAGATTTGATTAAAAATATACAGGGTAAAAAACCATTAAGCTCTGCTCAAAAATGGGATAAAGCATTGCAGGCAACTGTTGGTATTCCGGCAGAAGCTATTGCAAGAGTTTTGAATTTGGGAGATAAACCCCAAAGATTTGCAGCAGAAAGAGCGCAGGCATCTACGTTTGCAAAAGAATTAGGATTAAAAGATGTAATGGATAAAGCAATCTTCATGGAATTTCCAAGAGAAGAGGCATACAGAGCCTATAAAGCAAAAGGATTAAGTGATGTTGAAGCAGGAAAGAAAGCCGATTATATAAAAGATGTTATCATTAAAGAAGGCCAGCGTTCAACTTTCCAACAAGATAATTTATTAAATCAGGTACTCACAAGAGCCTTTGGAGTATTTGGGGGAAAAGAAAGTGGGACAGCGAATTTATTAAAATCATTAACTGTTTCTCCATACATAAAAATTCCATCCAATGCTTTTTGGTCATTTTATAATTTAGTAAATCCTGAAGTAGCATTACTTCAATCAATGATACATGGAGCAAGAGCGTGGAAATTAAAAGGGCAGGAAGGCAATGCTTCAAAATTAGCATTTAGAGAAGCAAGATATTGGATGGGTCATGCGATTACGGGTATAGCATTAAGGGCGGTAGTTTCTCAACTGGTGAACAATGGAATATTTACTCCAAGTCAAGAAGATGAAACAAAAAAAGAAAGAGAAGGTAGAGCATTTTTTGAGCCACAAGGAACAGTTAATCTAACCAAATTAGGAGCATGGTTAAGAGGTGAAAATCCAAAAGATACAAAAGGAGGAGTAACGATTTCAAGTAGATGGTTTGGGGTTTTAGGAATGACAGGAAATTCTATCGCTAAGAAGTACGAAGATATGACGCCCGAACAAAGAGAAAAACAACAAGAGTTTTGGAATATAGCATTAGGTGGAATGGAAGTAGATGGATTAAGCGAATTACAGAATGGAGTATTTAGCAATACATCTGCAATAATAAACGCATTGGGAAGTGGTAGTTATGGAGCGCAGCAATATGGATTGAATGTGATGAATATGGTAATGAATATAGGACACCCTGCCGCATTAGCACAAATATCAAGGGCGCAACTTCCGTATTATACTACAAGCAAAGCAGATAATTTTAAAAAGCAATTAGAAAATTCAATACTTGTTCGTTCATCGGCTATAAGAAGTTTACTGAATAAATATCCTGAACCAAAACTAAGCATTTGGGGAGAACCGATGTTGAAGCCGGGCAATACCATTGAAAGACTTTTTGGAATAAACCATGTGAATAAAGACAATTTTGCAAAACCCATTTATGAAGATGTAAAAGAAACGGGAGATATTGGATTTTTTCCTCCACCTGTTCCACCAACATTAGGAAAGAAAAAATTAAATACAGAACAATCAAGAAGATTAATTGAATTGGTAGGACAAGCAAGAAAGAACTTAGTTGCTCCCTATATCAATGACATGGCAGAAATAGAAGGCTTTGGATTAAAGTACAGCGAACTAAAAGATAAAGATTTAAGAAAAAAAGTATTATCCTATCTATACGATTTAGGAAAAGAAGAAGGAGTTAAAAACTTCATCAATGATTACCCTGAATTTAAAAAAGAAGGATTGGATATAGCCGATGAGATAAACAAAGCAAGGATGGAAGTATTTCAAGAAATCAATAAAGTAAAGATTCTTAAACACCAATAAAAACATACAACTATGCCATTTAAAAGTAGGGCGCAGGAACGGGCAGCATTTGGAGGATATTTAGGTGCTGAAATGAAAGCTAAAGCCCAACAATGGGCAGATGAAACACCAAGTCAAAAAGCTCTTCCAGATCATGTTGCCAAAAAGAAATCAGTAAAATTAAGGGTAAAAAAGAAGCCAAAAAACGACAACGATATGTCATAAATTATATTTATTTTTACTTAACAATCCAATATTCTAAAACCAATGGCACTTTCACCTGCGTTCACAATTTCGCAGTCTGCGTTAAGTCCATCAAATATTACTGCTACTGATACCAGTACGGGAAGTGATGGAGCGATAACATCCAGACGTATTTACTTTCAAACTTCACAAGGAACTTATTTAGTAGAAAGTGGAACTTCCACAGATTATGAAGTTTGGAGCTATTCGGATTCTTCAGAAACTTTCAATGTTCTAACAACCGATCAAGCCCTCTCTATTACGGTTCAATGGTTAGATGTTTCCAATAATGTACTTTATAGTTTAACACAAGTATTTTGCCTTTCAGAATTTAACCAACAATTTTTCTATTACTTAATCCAGCAACAAGCATTAACCCCTAATATAATTCAGGATTCAAATTATTTTTCAAACATAGCAAACTATTGGATGAATATAACAGGGGCAATACAGGCAATAGAGATTGGAGCAGACGTAAGCGCATCCCAAAACTGTTTAAATAGGGCAACATATATGATGGATAATCAAGCCAACTTTTTTTAATGCCAACCATCCTCTCCATATCTGATATTATTGAACTCGGAAGGGTTTCAACTTACCTTTCTGCAAACTATACAAGTAAGCAAGCATTATTTGGAGGAAGTGTTATTAAGCCAACACCCCCTGTTCAAATTGCTTTTGTTACCGATGCTTTAGATTGGGGAAATTCGGGAGGGGCGCAAACATCAGCTTCCCTTCGTTCAACAGCAAATTATCTTTATTGGCTTTGCGGTAAATTTCAATTACAAGCACAAAATATTATTAGCGGAAGTGGTGGTGGAAGTGTAGTACCAACTCCAAGCGGTAGTTCATCTCCAAATCCATTAGACTTTATTGTAGCAGATGATACATTCATTGCAACAGGAGAAGATACAGTTACCATTACTCAATTCATAGGGTTTAATGTCGAATTTGATAGGAATGGGCAACCTCAATACACAACTAATCCATCAGATGGTTCAACATATTTTTCATGGAATAAAGTAACAGGTGAATTTGCATTATTGAATGGCGCAGCACAAGAAAGCGAAAGATTTAGAATAGTACCAACAAGATAAAAATTTATGAAAAAAATATTTCTGCTTATAACGATTCTCATTTTTTCATTGAGAGGAATTTGCCAGTACCCCATTCAGCAAAACATTGGAAGTGGTTCTACATTAGTTCAAGTTCCTCCCAATGGAGCAATGAAAGCATCTTTAATTAATAGAAGTTTTGTAGATACGATTGCCGCAAACCTGACAAACATAAAATACTATGCAGGAGCAATGATATTTACAACAGGCGTAGGACTTCCAGTAGATGTTTTTACAAATGTTTTATGGATTAGAGATTTGACTGCAACCAAATGGTTAAAAGGGAGTGGGGGAAATATAACCTCTATCAATACTCTAACTGATTCAACTATTATCGTGTGTTACTCAAATGGCGTTTGTGATACACTATCATTCTCCAATACAGTAAATAACAATATCAATAACATCTACAATAACTCCATCACTAATATTTTTTTAATTAATGGTGATTCATGTATTGTAAGACAACTTGGAACTGGGATTAATCTTGATACTACTTGTTTTGGTTTTAAAATTTGCTCATTTGGTTCAACAGCGAATGGTTGTAAATTATGGGCTTGTTCATGCCCTGATACAGTTAATATAACCCCAACCTGCGATACAATAGATGTTACTTGTGCATCATTGTTTATGGCCGATAATGGGGTTGACCAAATTGAGCCGGGACATTTTCAATTAGGAGCAAAGCCCCTTCTACATTATACTTATATAGATGGGAATTATAATAAATTTGATATATTAAATAGGGTTATCCAAGATTATGGATTAGTAATAAGAGAATATCAATCATGGACAAATAATACGGCTATTTTAGGAATGAAACTCGATAATGAAAATGTAAGAATAGGATTTAATTATACGGGCGACCCAATTAGAACTACTCCAACTTATATTCCCGGCTATGCCACACCATACAAAGGATATTTTCTTTCAAGTAATGGTATTGGATATATCAATCAACAACAAGGAAGACTTTTAGTAGATAGCAATACATGGAAAACAGCATTTGTATTTTTTCATGGGAAAGATACCGCCAATGATATTGCATTAAGTTTAGGAGGAACACCCGCACCATTCACAGGGAATACCACTACCACCAACATGAGTAGTGCAATAGGATTGAATATTTATACCACAGGTAAAATACAATATCCATTTTATATCCCCTCATCCTCATTTGAAAGTGGAGATACAACAGCCAATAAACCCGCCACTCTTGATGCTAATGGTAATGTAGGAAGATTAGACCATTGGCCGAGTGGAGGAACAACGGCTACTCCCGCAGGAAATTATGGCGATGTTCAATTAAATAGGAATGGTGCATTTGCTACTCCCGCATCGGATAGTTTAATTTTTAATTCTGCACGATTAACAATATTAGGGCATCAAACAATTACTTCAGCTAACACAACAGGAACTACTACTTCTGCGTCATTAGTATTAAATGCAAATAGTCTTTTAGCTGGTACTGGATTTTATGCCGCATCATCTACTTTAACAAGTGGTTCGTTGGTTGATTTAGCTATTACTGGAACAGCAGCATTAACTAATCAAAAAGGTATAAATATTTCTCTAAGTGGTGCAAACGGAACTGGCGCACAGACCACTTATGGTTTTTATGTATCTAATGCACATTCTGGAACTTCCTCTACAAATTATGCAGGTTATTTTAGCGCAGTAAATGGAACAACAAATAATACTGGGTTATATGCAGAAGGAAGTACCTATGGAGTATTTAGTTCTACTGATGGTGCTGGCGGTATTGGTGTACTTGGACAAGCAACGAGTAGCGGAACTGGCGTGTATGCCGCCAGCGTATCTGGTACGGCAGCAAGATTAGTATCAAATCCTTCTTCTACTAATACAGTAGTTACAGTAGGTACAATAGAAAGATTAACAAGTGGCACAGCAGCTAATGGAATTGGGGGGAGTTTAGATTTTCTTAATAAAACAGTTGCTGGGGTTACATTAACATCAACTCAATTAATATCAAAATGGACTGCTGCTGCTTTTTCAACAAGAACTTCGCAGTTTATAATTACAGGAACGAATAGAGGTACAAGCGTAAATAAATTCATTGTTGATAGTAGTATGATACAGGCTTCTGCTATTAGGTTCTCAACAGCAAAAGGGGCGGATGTTGGGAGTGCAAATGATTTGACATTAGGAGCAGATGGAAATGTTTTTCACATTACAAGTAATACAACCATCAACGCAATAGTTGTAGCAAATTGGCAAGCAGGAAGTGAAATCACTTTAATATTTGATTCCAACCCAACCGTAAAAAATAATACAAGTGGAAGTGCAGGAACAGCAGTAATGTTATTAGCAGGGGGCGTAGATTTTTCAGCAACAGCAAATGACGTTTTGAAATTAGTGTATGATGGGACAAGTTGGTATGAAGTAAGTCGTTCAGTAAACTAATAAAAAGAAACAACATTAATTAATCTAATAAAAACAATTATTTTATGCAAATAGTAAATTTATCAGGAACATGGGATAATAATAAACCCAAAGTATCATGGACAATAGATTTCCCTGCTGGTTATTCTTCATGCCATGAATTAGACTGTTTAAGGTTTTTAAATGGTACGTTAATAGATACTCTTGCACCCGGCTTTGTTGACCCAGTTGATTGCAATGCTCTTGGATTTAATGTATCGAAAGCAGCATGGAGTTTTACAGATGATTTTTCAACATGGCCTTCAGGGGAACAGGCAGTACCACTTCCACAACCGGGAGATACTTTAGAATATGCCATGACTGGTGATTTATCGGATGGAACATTAATTGCAAGCAATCCTTATCGGATTCAATTTGTAATTCCAACGGCAGCAGCACCAACAGCAAATAATACTCCTGTTTCAAAAGCACACGGTAAAAAAAAATGACGAAAAGAAAATAATCTATAACAACCTTAACCATCTATTATGAATCCCATCCAATTAACATTAACTATCATTGGAATAATTGGGGGATTGATTTCGTTGATAAATTCATTAGCGAAACAACATAAAAGAGCAGTTCAGGTTTCGGCTATTTTAATGATAGTGGTTGGTGTAATAGTGATAGCGGGGCATATAGCAAAGGATAGATTACTTTATCAGATACCCGCAGATCAAATAGGGATGTCATTATTGTCTGCTATATTTTTTATCATTTGCGGTGTATTGTTTTTAGTAAATTCTTTTCATATTAATTATAAAAAATAAAAACCACCATTATGAAGTATATCTTAGGAGGATTAGACCCTGAATTATTCTTAGCCTGTATGTTTTTTGCAGGATTGGGAATTTTATTTGTTCTTTTATTGGGAACAAATCTTCGTCAAACGGATAGCACAGGTAAAGTGCAAGCCTTTTCTTGGGCTTATTTATGGAGTGATAATTTCAAAAGGATATTAGCTTCACTCATTGCAGTATTGGTAACACTTAGATTTATGACTGAATTAATAGGTATTCCATTAAGCCCATTCAATGCTTTTTGCATTGGTACTGCATGGGATGGTATTGCGTTATTGATTAAACAAAAGTCAACAATTCTTGACCCAAAACCTAAACCATAATGCCTCCTGAACAGGAATTTAATAAAGCGATCAAAACATTCTCTGCCACCAAAAGAGGATTTTATATCTTTCTGATACTTGCAGTATTAGTAGGAATGTTTTTGGTTGGGAAGTATTTTAGGAATACACCTATTGCAGATTGTACCAAATGCGAAGAAGAAAAGAAAGTATTAGTAGATGTAATGTTGGATATAAGAAAACAAATGAAACCACTCATAGGCGATACTACTCATTCAGCATTTGATATTCATTTTAATTCAGGAGCAGCTTTATTATTTCCGTTTGTTGATACTGTACCAAAGAAAAGAGTTGCGGCTAAAGTTCAAGTGGTTCAATTAAAAAACCAACAGCAACAAGTAGCCGTAAAAGTAACACACGAAATAGATTCGATAATAAGAAAACTTCAACAACACCAGCAACAAAAACCTAAAAACTAAAACCAATGGGACAACAACAATATGTAGTACAGTACAATGATGTTACTGATTTATACTTGGTGGTCTATGACCCCGATTATAATAATTGTAAATGGGGAAATGCTGAATCAGCTTTGACGTGGACAACATTGGAGGGGGCGCAAGCAATGGCGGCAAGTATAGGACACGGTACTGTGGGAACGCCTAAACCTCATTAATGAAAAGTAAGCTAAAATATTTTATTATTTATTTCCCTGTAATATTGGTTGCACTTCAGGTATTTGGCAATCTTCTTTTTTTTATAAGTCCAGATACATATAATTCAAAAGGATTTTATATTGATACATTTTTGGGAACGAATGTATTTTTTTCAGTTTTTTTGTTAGTATTTACTTTTACCTTTAAATTTTGTGGGATTAGTAAAGCGGCGGCTATCGCTGAATGTTCATTTGCTTTATTTTATTTGATTTTTCAAAGAGATGATATTTATAATATTTTGTTTCAAGTTATTGTGGGAACGTTGGCAATATTATTGACATTCTATTTTATTAGTAAAAAAATAATATACCAATGACAACATCAAAAAATGCAGCAGACCCTCAAAATGACAGAGAATTGTTTTTTAAATTAGAAGGCAAATTAGAAAAATTAATATTTTCTATTGACCACTTAGCTGATACATTTAAAGAATGGAAAACTACTGAATTTGCAAAAATGGAAACAACAGTAGAAGATTTATTAAAATGGAAAAATCAGGAAGTAGGAAAGTGGAAAGCATTAACCATTGGAATAGGAATTTTAACTTTAGTATCATTGTATCTTGCTATTAAAAATGCAGCTTAATAATGCTCTATGGATATTAGTAATTGGGATGATATTTGAAATACTGGTTTTAGTATTCGTTGTTGTGTTTGTAATAACGCAAAGAAGCTGGATGATAAAGAGTTTTAGTAATTGCATGACAAAAATGAAAGAGGTTGAGAGGGAAATGGAAACAATAAAAAAAGTAAATATCAATATAGGAGAAGTAAAAGAGATTTTAACTGAAGTTGAAAAAATAATTAAAAAATAAAACTATGCTACTAAACATTTTTCACACAGGGGGGGTAACATTAGCTCTAACTATTTTTTGGTTAGGACTTACTTCATGGTTTTTATATCAGGCAAGCAAAGCCCATAATAGTGGATGGTATCAGATCAATCCAACCACACACGAAAAAACAGAAGGGAAAGATAAGATACCATTTACTCAAATACCTCAATTTTGGTTTGCTGTTGCAGTAACAGTAATGTATATAATTGTTATGGTTTTTGTTGTTGCACCTGACTATAAAGGAGTATAATGCTTATTTTACAAGCCGCCTATATTGTCTTTGTAATTTTACTTGCAAAAGTAAATAGCAATATTATTAAGAATAATAGGAAAGTGTGGCACTTCGGAAATGCTTTACTTCATTTAACGATTGCTTGCTTTACTTCTTTTATTTGGTGGTGGGGAATTGGACTTGCTATATTATGCAACACAAGAGTATTTTTCGATTCATTCTTAAACTATTTTAGATTTGGCAGGATAAATTATGTTAGTTCTTCCCCTGCAAGTTTTATTGATAGAATGGAATTAAGAGTATTTGGCAATGAGTTTTATTTACCCAAAATGATGTATCTATTAACTTCACTTAGTCTAAATTGTTTTTATTATATTCTGATTTATAAATGAAACTAACAAAGCATAATGTAATAGTAGGATTGATAATTTTAGTTATTGTCATTGGTGGAGTTATTTTATTCTCGTTATTAAAATCCAATAAGCAAGTAAAAGATATTTACTTTGATAAATACATGGCATTAAAAGACTCAATGATTAGTCATGCTCAACAAGACGCAAATAATTATAGAGATTTATATTTACAATCAAAGAAGGATGATTCTTTAACAATGGCAAATCTTATTCAATCACAAAAAATATTCAGATTAAATATAAATGAAAGCCTCAAAAACATACCCATTAATCTTGCTCGTATTGCTAACAATGATGACAGTATCAGGGCTGCGTTCTCAAGGAATTGATACTACGGGTAAATTGTGGATTAATAGACAAGATGCTTTAAGAAAATTAGCACAAGCTGATTCATTAAAAGTTTACAAAGTATGGTTAATGCAATGCTCTAACGATGTTGATACACTTTATAAAATTGCCAATCTCAAACAATCCCAAATAAACAACTTATTAAATGCTGATAAATCAAATCAAACAGCTATTGAATTATTGAAAAACCAAAAACAAGATTATGAAAACAAAATCAAATCCGATGAAAAACTTTTATTAAAAGAAAGACGTAAAAAGAAATGGGCTTTATTTGGAGGAACGGCAGCAATGGGCATACTTACTTTTCTTTACTTAACCAAATAGCTTATGTGGGGTTTTGCATGGAATATATTCAACAAAAAAGAAGATAATAAAATGAAAGATGCCATCTCAATACCAAGAGTTAAACAACTTCATCCAAAAGTAATTGATGACTTCAAAAACTTCATTACGGATGCCGAACAAGGATTAGGAATTGTAATAAGAGTTACACAAGGATTGAGAACATTTGAAGAGCAGCAGGCTTTATACGATATGGGTAGAACAAAGCCCGGTAAGATCGTTACCAAAGCAAAGCCCGGACAATCTTATCATCAATACGGTTTAGCGATTGATACAGTAGAGATAATTAATAATGGTAAAGATGTTGATTGGAATTACGATATGGCTAAATTAGTGCCTTATGCCCATAAATACGGTATCACATGGGGCGGCTCATTTCAAAACTTCAAAGACTACCCACACTTCGAGAAAACGATGGGTTATAATTGGAGAGATTTATTAGCTAAATATAATGCAAAGGATTTTATTACAGGAACACAATATGTCAACATATAATCCAAATCCTATCTTTCTCTCCTTCCAACACATATTTAAACCATAAACTTCTCGTTCCAGTTCCTTTTATATCCTGTCTTATTAGACGGTATAAATAGCTTTCACTCATTTTATGATTTCTTCTTGTTCGTTGTGGATTGTATTTAGCTGCATATTCAGCTAAGGATATTTTTCTTTTTTTCATGTATGCGAAATTACTGAACATTGAACTTTGAACCAAATAATAATAAATAAAAAGCCCCACATTAGATAATGCAGGGCATGGGTAATACTAAACACAAGAACAGAGGTTAAGCAGTTAGTTTTTTGACTTTGGTTATTTTTCTAACAGTTAGTTGATTGTTTTGCAAACCATCTCTTACATGGGCTACTTCTCTCATTGCATCTCCTAATTTATTTCCTTCAATATGCCAATTCAAATGGTCTAATTTTCCCATAACAACTTCCAATTTTTTTAGTGCTGCTGATTTTGTCATAATAATAGTTTTTAAGGTTTATAAATAAATCTTCTTTTCTCAATCATATTCAATCCACATAGTGTAAATGTTTTTTCTTGTCTGGATGCTTCCAGTTTATAAACGTTCAAAGTGCTATCACATAAATAGCTTTTATCTAAGGTATCGGTTCTTATAAATGAGGTATCAATTAAATTATATTTATCTGATAGCATTATGCAGAGTTCACAATGTTTGGGAATATCTTTTTGAGTCCAATGATTTTTAGAACAAGAAAAAATAATCATGGATAGTATTAGTAGGGGAGTTTTCATGGCTTATCCTCCTATTACAGATAAGTGAGGATATTTTTTTGCCTTTCTGATTGCATTTTTTTCATTCAATGCCCAGACTATTTGCGCCCCTATTTCAAATCTCTTTAATCCATTTGGTCGTGGAGCTTCAATATTTGAATATTGAGAGGATAGAATAGTTTCTGCTCTCTTTCCTAAGTTTTTCATTTTGTAAATTGTAATACTCATAAATTTTATTTTATCGGTTATTAATTTCAATTTTCAATTCATTAGGTAGCATTATTACCCCTTCAAATAATCCTGCACGTTTAGCTTGATTAACCATTTTACAGGCTTTATCAAAGTATAAATCATCTCCCATTGTATGACATAGCTCGGCTATGAATTTCTTCTTTTCCATTTCGGATAGTTTATTCCATTTACTGTTAGTCATGGTTGAAGTGGTTTAGATGTTAAATGCCAATATCCGCAAATATTACATTGATAGGCTCTAATAGGTAAGATATGTCTTTCTGCTTGCTTTCCCTTTGCTCTGATCTCACGCAAATGCTTTTTAGCTTCTTCTTCACTCATGTAAAAATATTTAGTACATGGTAAGGTAACAGTAGGAATTTCTTTTTTTTCTTCTTGCTTGCCTTTTAGATTATCCAAATTTTCTTCTATGTATGCTTTCATTTCAGGATAATCAGCCATGTGCTTTTTATTCCCATATATTCCGAGCAGGTAACTTGCAGGAAGATTTTTCAAAGAGGTAAATTTATATTTACCAAATGGTATTAACCAATTATCGTGATTCATTTGTTTAAGAGGGAAGATATAACCGCTTCCCATCGGTTTAATAGTTAATCAAATATCATCATATCCAAGTATTTTAATAATCAGTAGAAAGAGTAAGGCTTTCATCGTGGTTAGTTGTGGGGTTAATAATGATAATAATGTTTTATAGCCGTAAGGCAAGCTCTATAAACGCCTTGTATTTTAGATACATTGTTTTTGAACGAATCGAATTTTTTACTTGATATTGCCGGATAATGCAAATAGGTATTTTCGCAATCTATCACAACAACATAACCTCTTTTTTCTAATTGGGCGATCACTTGCATTAATCCATTAAAGTCTATCGTTAATCCAATACCTTTCCAGCGCATAAAATCACAAAATAGGTTTGCCACTATATTAGGCACTTCAATAGTTTCTTTAATTTCTTTTACTGTTGGCGTATCTATTTGAGTTGTCATGTGTTTAGTTTTTAAAAAAGGTTAATCAATACATACTGTTAATACATCATTGGTAAGATCATTTCCCAAAATATACAATATCATTTTATCATTATCAGCATACATTGAACGCAGCATTTTAACCACTCCTTTTATATTTCTATTTCTTAAACCTGATTGAATGGCTGCTGCTATCATGCCGCCCTTTGCTTCTGTAATGTCTTCCAATGCTATTGATATTTTAACGAGCTTGAAACTATTGGCTAAGTCAGGTAATGAGGATAATGTTTGCATAATGGTTAATTGTTATATGTTATTTTAATAGTTTTTGTTGAGTTATTTCCATTAAAGATTTTTGCAATTTCAATGAAGCCTTTAAAAGTTTGTCGGTGTATATTCTTAAATAAAAGGTTCTATTATAGTCTCCAATATCAATAGTTCCATCTTCTCTTATAAATAAACCGCCTTTTAAATTACCGGTTTTTGCATCTTTAACAGTCATATCAGATACGCCAATGTTTAAAAAATTTCCTCCCATCATTTCAAATATTTTATTGCCTTCTTCATCTGTAAGATTTACAATATCTCCCGTATTTATTTTGCCTATAAAATTCTCTTCCAAATTTGTCCAAATTTTAGCAAAGTCAATGGTATCTTTTATTCCAAGATTAGGGAGTGAAATTTCTAATTTGCCACCGTCTTTTATTTCAATATCCTTTTCTTTTACAATAATCTCTTTTTTGCCTGTAACGGCCTTAGCAACTTCTTTTTTAACCTTTTTATCTGTTGGCGAATCTGCAAATGATATTGACGGCTCTTTAGCGGTTAATTTAGCCGAAACTACGGCATAATTCCAATTACTATCAATGTCTGCGAAGTCCATTATTTCAGCCATTGTATCGCCTGCAATAAGAGAATCCAATTTATCTAAATCAATTTCTCCGCTTTCAATATAATCTCCATTAATAATGCAATTAAAATAAAAACGTTTATCGCATCTTTCATGGCTCATCATTAAAGGCTCAATCCATAAATATATATTCGTGTTCATTTTAATTATTATTTTCAGCGTTCATACAATACATTCTATAATAATCTCCCATTGAGCCAGTCTGCATACAACCGCTAATCATTCCTTGAATTTCTTGTTTTATCTGATCTTTGCCTATCCTTTCACCATCATCCGCAAACTGTTTTAAATACTCTTTAATGGCTTTTACTTCGTTGTTTGTAAGTTCTATTGTGATTTTCATTATAGTAAATTTGAGGTTATTAAAAAGACGGGTTTTTGATATAGTTCCCCCGTTAAACTACTACACAAAGCAACTTACCATTTTAATAAGTTAGCAATATATTTTACGTCTTCTTTTGGTATTGTGTGGCATCCTGCTTTAATATAATCCTTGCCAGTTTCAGTTATTGTGTAATTCATTACAGGGATTGACAAGTCTTTGCAGCTTCCTTCTATACATCCATTTAATTGAACATAGGCACGTTTAGCAATCTCGACAGGTATTTGCACGCCTTTAGATGTTTCAAGTCTCTTTTGAGCCTTATTATACCTTAGTCTTGTCATATAATCGCTGCTTTGCTCATAATATCTGATTAGTTGCATTAAATTACTTGGCAAGTCTTTTATAGCTTCGTCATCATATTTGCGCCACAAGTCAAGATATGTTTGATAGGCTTTTGCACCTTGTTTTATTTTTCTTTCATTTGCGGCATCTTGTTTGGCCTTTGCTTCTCTTGCCTTCTCTATAAAATCAGGCGACTTTACAAGGCTCAAAAGGGTTTTTAATTCCTTATCTTTTATAGGTAAAGAGAAATATTTGCAATAGGCTTGTAATTGATTTACGTTAGTTTGAATGACTGATAAACGGCTTTCGGGCTTGTTTCTTTTGTTCCCTAATTCCAGCATCATTTTTTTAATATTTCCTTTCCAGTAGTTTAGATTAGCTGAATGAATTAAAGTAAAAGACTGTTTATTTAGTGGCTTATCATTGCCATAATATTTTACGGGAACATCATAACACCAAATAATATTTTTATGGCTTATTGCTCCTCTGGCTTTGCTTATATGCTTTGCCGTTGTATTGGAGTAAGAGGAAAGGGTAAATAAAACATCATTTCCCTCTATTGTGGCAATTGGAAAATGTTTACCATAACTAAAGATCGTTGCGCCTTCAAAAAATAAGCTGCCGTTAGAATTTCTCCCAGCATCTTGCGACTGTTGCGACCAAATATGGGGAACGTCTGAATTGTTAAATACTTTTTTCATTGCTTTGTGTTTTGTGTTAAGAAAAATTGTTATTTAGTATATTAAAGGTTAAATAAAATAGATTACATATTTTTTAAAGCGGCTTCCATTTCGGAAAAAT